GCTCCGAAGCCGTTTGGATAAGGATTTGCTGAGTTCGTTCCACCATTTGAGGCGTTTGAGAAGTCAAAGTCGAGAGCGCTCCAGTTTACACCGTTGAAGTCATTGTCGCTGTAGTGCTGCTCCCAGTTTGCAGCTTGTGGGCCAGAGTATGTGATGCCATTTGCATCAGCCTGGTACATCATACATGGATACCCAGTACCGTAGTCAGTTGAAGCAGCCCATACAGTTGTAGAGATGTCTTCACCATTGTCATTGAAGAACTTGATACGATCGAGGAGTTCTGCTTGCACAGTTCCATAGTATTGAGCATCGTTGGTCTGTGAAAGACAGATTTCACCGAAGTTCATACGCTTTCCGCTCCATAGTTCTACTACAGGAGTGAGGAGTTTGTTAAGGTGACAACCGAGCTTCGTTGAGAATGTGACCTCTTGTGCTACACCATTTGCAGCGAGACAAACTTTACCGTCGCTATTTGGGCCGTCGGTTGCGTTTACCCACACACACTCTCTATCTACGATGTCGTATGTGAAGTTCAAAGTGCCTACCTGACTGTTGTTGTTACACACATCTTGTGCAGCGCCAGCAGGGATTGTGACCGTACCATTACCCTCAGAAGAAGGTGTGATTGTCGCTGTGTAGATTGCTCCACCACCTGCAAAGTTTGAGACGGTTGCATTTGTAAGGATGATGTCAGCGATTGTGAAGCTGTTTACACTCTCACTGAAAGTGATTGTGACATTGAAAGCTCCCTCTACATCAGTTGTCGGAGTAGTGATTACTACTGTCGGCTCTGTAGTGTTGTTGAGACATGGATCTACTGGTGGATCTCCTGGATCTGGTACAGGACATAGATCACAGCAGTTTCCAGCTACCCATGTTGAGTATGAGTTACCAGCAGTGTCTCGGATGAGAACTGCGCCTACAGCCTCTCCATCGAGGTTGCTCATCTGATATACGTATCCTTCGAGAGTCTCTCCACCAACTACGAAACACTCACGACGAACGAACCGCTCTACTTGGTAGGCAGTTGGATCAAACTGTGCTTCTACATTTGCACAAACAAGATTTCCTGATGCGTTTGCGATCAGTGTTTGTCCTGGATTACATGTTGGCAGCATTACTACTGGAGTACATTCTGCGCAAGCTGCTTTTTGCGCCTCGATGAACTCGTCAAGCGTACCTTCAAAGCCTCGCTCTACAGCGAGTTCAAATAGTCCTTTTCCGTCAGCTCCGTCTTCGCCGTCGGCTGGCCCTTGAAATGGATTGCGGCAACCTTCCTGTCCCATAGTTTTATTTTACATTTGTTACTGCGGTCTTGGTCGGAGTCACTGGCTGTGCCTTTTCGACTGGCACTGCTTCTTCTACTTTTGGATTTTCTGCTGGTACTGGCCTCGTTGGAGTCTCAGGCTTTTCAGGCTCGATGACCTGTTCAGCCTTGCGCTTTTCTTCCATGCGCTTCTTCCGAAAGGCTGCGACCTTATCAGCACGAGCTTCACGTTTCTTATCACGTATCGCAAGGACTTTGTTACCCTCCTCGATCTCTGCCTCTGTAGGCTTTTCTTTGACACGAGCGACTAGCTCACCCTTGTGGGTTACATCGTACATGCCGTTTTTGAGTGTTGCTTCCATAGGTTTTGATTAAAATGAGAAGTTCTCACGGATTAGTTTGTACTCCACTACGTTGTGAACCTCGATGAACAAGATGTCGAAGTTTGGCATCGCTTTCCCATCGCTTACACCCACTGCGACACGAACACCGATACTATGATTATCTTCGACATTTTTTGGTATGAGGAACTTTCCAGTGGTTGTGTTGTCCACACCTACGACATTTCCTGCTGGTAGCATCTTCGTCTGATCTGAGTCAAAGAAGATTGCGTTACCACCTGAGTCAGTGTCAGTAGTGTTTGGAAATGTGAACTTGCTGCCCTCAAAGATTGGAGTGATACCGAAACGCAGATCTTCTGTGTGCATTTCTTCGTTGTTGTTTGGCGCAAGGTAGTGAGCGACACACTCTACGATCCATACATAGCCGTCTGGGCTTGGGAATGGTACTGAGAGTCCAGTCACATTTTCGTCTGCCTGATAACCAGAGTATGTAGATCCGATTGGAGTGCTTGATGCTACGAGGTCTGGGCCAGAGATGTAGTGGTTTGCATTTTCTGTGTGAACACGCTTGATGTACGTTACAGCTGGCATCAATGTTGATACATCGTTTGCTTTGTGCGTTGGTACACCTGCTGCATTGATTGATACCTGAGATACGTCTACCTGATCGTCAGGACACTCACATGGAGTTGGAGGAGTCGTAAAGAGATTTCCGTCTTTGTCCACAGGTACTTGTGTTCCTGGGATGATGACACCACCACACTCTAGGTCGTATCGGTACGTTCCTTTTTCACAGTTGTCGATCTGCTTTGATTTGACGATTTCTACCCAGTCGATAAATACGTCATTACCGTTTGTGTCAGCGTTGTTTGAGATGAGTGCGAACTCTACAGTTGCATCAGCAGTCGCCATAAATGTAGCGTCGTATACCTTCGCATCATCAGTCTGTGTACCTGCTCCGATAGGGCCAGTTGTTCCTACGATTACACCGTCTACCATGAGTCCGATGTCTGAGAGACTGATGCCGTTTGCATCAATGACTGCTTGTGTATGAGTATCTTTGGCTTTCATGCGTACTGTGTAGCACTGACCTGCTTCGACATCTACGTTTGCGTATGCCATACGATCACCTGCGACACCTGCTGCTGGTTCAAGATTGAAAGAAGCATATCCGCTAGAGAACGGTGCGTAGTCGAGCCAGTTGAAGTGGATCTCTGGGTCTGGGCCTCCGACTGGTACATATCCAGCAGAGTAGACACGGTAGATACCCTCAGCATACATCTGTCCCCAGTATGGTGGCTGACCTTCTACAGAAATGTCTAGATCGCTTCCGAGGAAGTTACCCATACCACTGTTTTGGTTTGCATCAGATGGAGTCTCGAAGTCCTCACGGAAGACTACCTCTGTAGAGAGCTTGTCACATGTAAGTCCGTCAGTGTAGCAGTGTTCGCCTACGAAGCCGTAGCGACGATCACAGACAGGTGACTCGATGTTTTTGATAACACCAGTCTCAGTGACGTAGTACACGTAGTCAGGATCTGCTTCTGTGCCATCTCCAATGACATAGATGAACTCGTTGGTGATGTTTCCTGCTCCCACGAATGTGGCAACGCTACCATTTACATCATTGTCGTCTACATCTCCTGCTGGTACGACTGTGTATTCTGGGTAATCTTGTGGAGTTTCGGCAGCAGCAGGGCTTTCTATATTTGTGATGATGCCGTCATGACTTACGTTCCACACCCAGTCAGGGTCTTCGTCAGTTCCATCTCCAATAAGGTATAGAAGTGCAGGCGCAGTGATATTCTGCTCTGTGATCCATGTCTGCACATCGTTGATTGTTGGCGCATTCGCATCTCCAAAAGCTGTCGCTGGGATCTCTGATGTCTCAGGGCAACATTCTTCTTCTGGTGATGGGCTTTCGATGTTTAGTACAACACCTTCTGAGTCTACATACCATACATAGTCAGGATCACTTGCTGTGCCATTTCCGACATACTTGATGATCTTGTTTGTGATGTTATTGGTGTTCACGTAGTTCGTGATACCTGTAGCTGGATCTCCAGTGGTATCAAAGTCTGTATTGCCTACTTCGTCACCAGTTACGCAGCAGTCACGCTTTGCAACGACATCGTATGATCCGTCAGTATTGAGCGTGAAGTAGAGCGTACAGTCTTTGTATGCGTCGATAAAGACACTTCCAGCAGTCGGCAGTGGGTTCGGCACTGTAGAAGGAGCTGATGGGAGTGGGTTTGGACAGTTCTGAGCTGTCACATCGTTCACAATCGTGCAACACAAAAGGTCGAGAAGTGACTCTCGATGTTCAGTATTGTCAGTCTCAGTGACAATGATCTCTTTAGTTACAGGGTCGTAGCCGATGTTCGCTACATTGATGTCTACAGTGTAGTTCAATGTCTTGATGGTACATGTGCCGTCTGCGTTTAGAGACAAAACTCTATCGCCAGTGACAGATACACCATCCTCAGCAAAGCCCTGCAAAAGCTCACATAGTCTTTCAGGAGTAAGATCGCTGAAATAAATGTCTTTTTCACAGGTGAAGTAAGGAAAGTGAATACCGATGCACTCACAATTCGTTTCGTCAAAAATGGGCCGTGGGAGAATGTGTTGATATTTACGCACTCCGCCATGTCCACTGATGCCTTTTTCACTCATAGTATTGATATTATAAATACTATGACACAAGAAATTGAACGCCTGCCATATTGTTGGTTATATTGTACCACACCTCATCTATTTGGGTAAAGTATATTTACCTGCTCGGAGGTCTTCTTTCGAGTAGTATTCGAGTAGCTCTCTGATATTGTCCTTTCCTACCTTTACCTTATGCTGCTCAAAGTCGTATATTGCTGGGAAAGTGCCGTGTCCTACTACCTTTATCAGTTCGAGATAGTGCTTCACGCCATTGTTGTAGGCGATACAGTCATTACACCTGTCATCCACACTCTTGCAATTTGAGCATGGTAGGATCTTCTCGTTATGTGCTGGTACTATGTATCGCATGAGGACACTCTTGCCAGTGGCCTTTACAAAGTCTTTTACATACTCCTTTGTCATCGTACAATCTCCGCAACCGCTTTGCATGAGATATACCATGAAGCTGTATTTGTGAGCCATATTTTTATATTATGATTGATTATCGTCATCTTCCTCAGAGGCATCCTCGAACATATTTGGTTCTTCGAGATCAATGCCTCTATCATCGGCCACTGCCTGAACTGACTCGTCATCAGTCTTTGTCAAAAAGTAGTCTTCGATCATAGCTCTTTGATTAGTTGATTATAGTTATCGACTGATTTATCAATGATCTCCTGCGTACTTTTACTGATACGATCGCTGAACTTACTTGCGAATACAAGTAGCTCATTTCTATCTCTAGTCAGTGACTCCTTACTTATCTCACTATTCTCTGGGATCTTCTGCTTGTCGATGTTTTCAAAATACTCAGCCATCTTTGGAGCATATTCTGAGAAGTTTTCGTTGGTTCGGTACTGTCCGTATGCGTCAGCAAACATCTCTTTGTATGATTTGAGGTATCGCATGAACTTACGATTTGATCGTCCTCCTAGATCGTCGTATGCCTTGATGATCTCAGCGTTATCTTCTATATCACTGATCTTCTCAGTGTTTCGTGTGATACGCCTGATACGATTTCCGAGGATGTTTGTCATCTCATCGTGTCCATTTTCTGTGTTTGACTTCATCGCTTCGATAAACTCTGGCTTCGAGCTGAGGAGTGAGACATTCTTGTTCTCTACGAACTCCATACCATTGTCGATTATCTTCAATAGTCCCATGCCTTGCGCTACACCTGACCTGTTGTAGTCGATTGAGTGTCCGATTTCATGGTAAAGCACTGAATCAAAGTCTGGCTTGTACATCTTCCTATTGAGAGAGATCTTATTTGTGTGAGCAGAGTAGCGGCCGTTTGTGCCGTCACTGATAGCGGTAGTGAACCTGAAAGTGGTATTTTTCAGCACCTCTTTTTCAAAGTCGTTCATCTTTGGCTTTGACTCGAAGAAGTCGAGTGGTTTCTGTAGTCCTGCAAGATCAAAGGTGATCTTTTTCACTTTTTTCTTGTAGTCTGCATCTACCTGCTTTGCCTCGAAGCGCTCCTGTGCGGCAGTGAACTGATCCAGCTCCTCATTGATGCCGTCGATCTTGATCTCATCAGTGATTTCTTCCGATACTTCTTCCACTATGGCAATGTCCTTCGATGAGTCGTTGATCTCTTGATAGTTACCCTGCACATCTATAGCATCATCAAAAGCGTCGTCGATTTCCACGGTATCAGGCTTGACCTTTGCTGATAGAACTACCTCGCCAGTATTAGGACTTGCTTCTAGCGTCCTTTCACGGCTTGTGCTGAAAAATACCTTTCCTCTTTCAGAGCCTTCTCCAAAACCTTCTTCGATGATCTTGTTTGCTGCATCTCGTGATGTTGAGTGATAGAGCGTTATGTATCCATCCTCATCTACCTGCGGAGTGCGCCCTTGCTGGTCTTCCAGGTTCGAGCCATTTTTGTCGGTTACTGGCACATCATCACCGCCAGGAGCAGCTTCATCAATGTTTTCCTGAATATCAGTATTGCGCTCGTCAGCGAGTCGCTCTGCGAGTGTGTCGATTTCTGCGTCAGTAGCCTTCTCACCTGGATCGAACTGGTCGATGATGTCTGCTACCTTCTGACTTTCTCGGAGACTCGGAAGCCCACCATCAGCTTTCGTGGCTGCATAGTTTTTGAGAGTTTGTATTTGATCTGAGTCCATGATGCGAGAGAACTCCGTCACCTTCTCGTCAGTGATACCAGGTTTACTCAGTACCTCATCATTGCCGATACGATCAGCTCCGAAGTTGATGTGTCCTTTGAGAGTCTTCTTGCCTGCTTGCTCTTTGATTTTTGATGCTGCACTTCCAGCAGCGCCAGCAGCTCGTCCGAGTGCGCCCTTCTTTACATCACGATCTTTGAGAAGGTTCTCGATAGCCTCTTGCTGCTTCTCATAGAAACCATCAGCATTTTTACGTGTGAAGAACTTGATTGCTCTGCGTCCGAGAGCTAGTCCTGATCGGAGCGGTACGCCAGTGGCTACATCTGCGGCTGCACCAGCTACTCCAGCAGCAGCGTCAGCATCTACAATACCCTTCTTGACCTTTCCAGCGAGTCCTTCGACCTTTACCTCTGGGAAGGCTTCACGGATAGCATAGAGTCCGTTCACGAGGTTGATTGTGTCACCTTCGATCTTCATACCCATTGCCTCAGCAGTGTCTTGGATTGTTGAGACGGCAGTCATAGCCTTTGGAGCGGCTACGTTGTCAGTCAAGAACTGCATAGCGAGTTTTCCGAGACGGATGTCTTTGTATGGATCTGCGATGTCATTGAAAGACTTGCCGACTGCGCTCATGAGAGCTTCTTTGGCTTTGTATCCACTGTGCAATGTCTTATTTACGTTGTTGTAGTCGAGATACTGTTTATCGAGTGTATCGTCGATGCTTCTGCGCCAACCAGAAAGGATACCCTTCACATCGCCTGTGAGAGTCTGTGTGCCGAGTCCAGTAGAGATCTGTTTGTCGATAAAGCGCTTGATCTTGTGGAGGTCGTGAGCATTTCGAGCCTTGATGATCTTCTCGTATACGAGGTTCATTGCTTTTGGACTTGCGCCATCGAGATCACTGCCGATAAATGTGATGTTTCCGTTGTCGTCGAAAGACATCTCATTGCTAGACATGTCGTCATCAATCTTCTGGCCGATACCTGTGATGTCTGGTAGTGGCTCGTCTTTGAGTCCCTCTGCGATCTTGTCGAGTTCTTTGAAAGACTCACTCATCCTGTCATTGATGTACTTCTCCTGCGCTGCGATCCTTTGACCTGCTGGTGCATAGATGTCCACACCTTCCTTGACTCCAGTATTAGGGTCTTGTTGCTTCCTGCGCATGTATGCGAGAGCGCCTCGTAGATCTGACTGATCTGCGTCGCTTGCATTGTTGAGGAGAGCAACATGAGAAGGAGCAATGCCGAGCTTCTCTGCCTTTTCAGCTACTCGATCACGGACTACCTTCACTGTCCCATCTGGGCTTTCCTGTATTTTATATCCTGAGAGTCGCTTGTCGCTGAGAGTACCATTCTGAGCGATGTCTACCATCTGCTGCTCGAAGTTTTCCTCTACCTCGATCTGACGCTCTACGTCTGTAGCAGTGAGCGCTTCACCAGTCTCATCATCTCCACCTCTGACTGCTTTTTCGGCAAGCTCCTGCAAGCTCTCCCTGGCCATCTTTCGAGTCATAAGGTGCTGCATTGCACGATCGAGTCCTACTTTTACACCAACACCCAAACCAGCTCCGAGTCCTGTCGATAGAGCTGTTTCATATGAAAAAAGATCATTTCCATCTTCGACTGATCCGAGTCCTCCTTCTACTGCACCGATTGTAGCAGCGCCCTTCTTGTTGATGCCGCCGAGAGTGTTTCTGATTGCTGAGAAGCTCTTGCCAGCAGCGCCTTTGACTGCTTGGCCACCTTTGAGGATACCACCAGCTACAGCGTTCACGCCTGTGAGGGCTGCTGATGCTACGATCTGCTTTGCTCCAGGCGCATCAGTATCATAAAGAGCCGCATATTGTTCGATAGCAGCTTGATCGCCTGCTTCCACACGCTTTTCAAGTTCACGACCTTCTTTTGTCCATCGGAACATTGCGAGTCCGATACCTTCTCCGAAAGAGTCCATTGAAAGGAAGCGACCAGTACGAGCGATGATATTTGCATCATCAAAGTCCTCGTCTGTGATACCAGTCACACCACGAGGTTCTACCATTGAAGCTACAGCCTCTCTACGACGCTGCTGCGATGGGTTGTCCAGTGCTTCTGCACCAGCTTCACCACTGCCAGTCAATGATGTTTCTGAGAGCTTTCCATCTGCGATGAGCTTTTCTACCAGCTTCGCTTCTTGCGATGTTGGGTCTGCTTTCGCTGCTGTTATGAGTGGATCTTCGTTGGATTGTCCAGTGAGTGAGTTCAGACGACTCTTGAAAGTCTTTTGAGCTTGGTCGATAGATGCGAGATTTCCGTCACGCCCTCCTCGTGTGAGCGTTTTGAAAGCGCCGCCGAGATTGGTAGGGTTCACGAGAATATCCTCTACAACTTTACGATCAGCCTCCTGCAAAGCTCCTGTACCAGATGCCTGAGCAATGAGGAACATGATTGATGCGTTTGCACTACTGATTTCAGCAGCTTCACGGCCTACCAGTTGGATAGGGCCTCTGTCGCTTGTGTACTCACTGATGAGATTTCTGTAGTTGCCTAGCTCTGACTCTAGCTGCCTGAGTGTTTCAAACTGCTGTCGCAAAGAACCTGTGCCGAAGTCCTCTGGGTTTACTGGTGAAGCAGTGGTTGATTTATCTTGAAATGCTCCTGACGGTGTTGAGATCTCGATCTCAGAAGCGTCTATGCCGAAGTCTTTGACGTATGAGCGTGCTTGCTCCTCAGTTACTTCCTCACCACGAAAACGAAACTTAGGCTTGCCTGCGCCGCCTGAGTATACTCGATCAATGATTGCATCAGTCTCGTCGATAGTGAGCGCACCAGTTTGAGCCACGTAGTCATAAGCTCGACTACGAAACTCGTCCTGATCGAACTTGTCTTTATTCTTGATGCCGATATTGAGAAGATCGGCTTGTACTTGTTCTCTTGAAGCCATATTATAAGTCTTTTAAGTATTGATCTATCTCAGCATCACTCATGTTGAATTGATTTTTGAGGTACTGACGCATTTCATTGTTTCTGCTCCTTGTCTGGTCGATCTGGTCTTTCGTGCTGCCATTAAAGCCCTTCTCGTTTATAAACTCTTGCGTAAAGCTATATCCAGTCCCATCAGAGTCAATGAAGTCCACCTGATCGCCCTTCTTGGACTTGAAGTAGTTACCCTTTCCAAGAATGTCATCGACTGTGGCTGTGCCGCTCTGTTGGATCTCTCCAGCAGTGGCAGGACGTACACCACCACCTCTACCAGCCTCATCAGGCTTGCGCTCAGGTATGATTTCATCGTCGTCATCATCGTCATCACTGAAAAAGCCAGAGTCGGTCGGAGTTGTGAAGCCGTCCTTTGTTTTGTTTTTGAGAAGGATTGATCGCTGCAATGCTCTGTCGGCAGCAGCTTCGTTCGGTATGATGCCTTGATCCTGATATGCCTTGATGATTTCATCTTCATCTAGGTCGTATGCGTCTTCGATACCATCAATAACTGCACCGAACTGTAGGCCAAAGAGCCTATCTCGTCGTGCTGCTTCAAACTCATTTACCTTGAAGTCGTTATCGAACTTCTGCTGCTTGACTCGATCTTTTTCTTGAAGTATTGAAAGTCCCAAACGTCCAGCAGAGAGTACAGAGTCTAGTTCGCCCTGTGCCTGCGCACGGACATCAGCCTCGAAGCCTACTGTCTGATTGAGTGAGAACTCACGATCTTGTGTGACGAAACGTGACTTGTCTCGGAGCGACTTGACAAAGCGACCTTCTTCTTTTCCGAAGTCACTGAGAAACCCTGCGATGTCGTCGCTGTTATTTGCGATGTCCAGTATGCGATTTACGGCAACCTCAGAGTCATGGTTGATCGGAGTCTCACCCAGTGTGCCATCGAAGTCGGTTTTTTTGTCTACTGATTGCATAGTTTTATATTAAGCCTTGATTTTCTAAAGCAACCAAAACGTCACCGAGGCTATATGTCTTCGTGCCTGTTGTCACTATTATACCATTTTCAGGCGATACTTCTAGTATGTTCTTACCATTTGTATCTCTAAAAATTGCTTGATAGCCTCCTGTTGTTGGGTTGTTTGTGTACCTTGATGCGTTTTCGTCTTGCGTGTCTTCATACCACACCTCGAAGAACGGCAGCCGAAACTCTCCGACAATGCCTACCTCTAGGTGCTTCATTGCCATGCGTCTGTTCTTGCGAGAGTCGATGCGCCCTTTCCTTTCAGGAGCTTCCACATGAGGGTAGAACTCTTGATCGTGATAGGGCTGCATCCCACGCTTTCGCTTCTGCTCGGAGTCAGAAACTTTGTCACTATGATCGTATGTGCGAGGGCCGTGATTAGTCAAATACTCACCACCAGTCGTCGCTAGTGGTCGTCTTTGTGCGCCTATTTTTCGTCCCTGCTCCTTCATACTATGTCGTTAGATATATTGTTGCGTCTCCTATTGGTGTGCATGTTCCTTCCTCTCCTGGGTTGATTGTGATACGTGCCTGAATGTAGGTGATGTCGTGGTTTTCCTCTGTTGGCAGGTCGTCCGTCGTCGTCTCGTACACATGGCGTTTTTCGTTCTTGGTGAAACCGATGTCACCTCTCTCTCCTCCGAAGAAGCGATGCTCGTCGATGCCATCCCATCCTTCTGAGTTGATGTTGAACTCTAGGTCGAAGTCATTGTCGCCTACGCTCTCATCATAGAACAGATGCAGCTTGCGAGGCTCTACACCTGTGAGTTCTGCGCTCACCATTTTCACAGGAGTCTCGACAAAGCCTTGCGCATACTTATTTTTGTCGATGCGATCTACGTAGCTGCGTCCAGTTTTGAGATCCTTGAACGATGCGAGGATCAGATTGCCTGCGCCTGTGAACTTGTGAGGAGTCTCACGAGTGACGCTGCGCTGATCCCATACTGCGTCGTAGTTTTCTACCTGCGCTGTAGCCAGGGAGTTCATCACACATTGCTCTCCAGTGCTTGCCTGTGAGTATTGGAAGTAGATTGTCTCATTGCTGCTCTCCTGCTGATCGAAGCACATCACACGTCCGTCAAACCCCCAGAGAGCCACTGTATCGTCGTATGCTTTGTTATATGGTGCAATGCGTGTCGAGATCCTCTGAATACGCTTGAATGGGAAGATCTGAGAGCCTGTGACGCTACTGATACGGCCGTTCTTGCCATGTATCTTCGCTATCACGTTTGAGTTCTGTGTTTGGATCAGGATGTCACCACCCTCATCTCCTGTGGCTGTGGTGTAGATGAGATCATCACCAAACTCCACGAGATCAGTGATCCAGTATCCAACCTTCGCATCGTAGACGTTGTTTGAGAAGTTGTAGTTTTTATCTATGCGTGCAATGTAGTCAAAGTTTGAGATGTTGAGGAAGCCATTGCTCTCAGTCATTGCGTGCCAAGGTGCAGCTTTCAGGAAGCCTTCATCATATCGTGCAGCAGCATCTTTGAAGTGGTCTATATAACCCAAAGACGCACCTCCAACAAAGTAGATGCGATTTCGGAAGACTCCCACGCCTGTGTGTGATCCGTTTGGATTGTCTGGTAGTTGAGTCCAGTTACCACATGCAGCACGCTTCCATTGTTTGCCACTTTCGATACTTACGGCATACGCACGCTCATACTCAGTGATAGCAAGAAGAACGTCCTCATCTGGGCCGCCTACTTCTTCTACGTGTAGTGGTGGACACTGCCAGTATCCCTCCTCCTCAGTGATGCCAGCATAGATCCAGGGAAAATAGTCTACCATTTTCCTACTATGCGACATACCACCGCTACAGTCCCATGTTGCGATAATGTTGCGTTGCATAGTTTACGATTAGCAGCAGTCTTGCTTTTTCTTACCCCAAGGCTTGCAGTTGTTTAGTTCTTGTGTCTGTGTGAAGTATCCTGTTGCAGTACCTCGATCTGCTGTCTCTGAACCCTCGATAGGCTTCGCTGTGAGGCCATCACGGTTCATGTAGATAAAGAAGTTCATGCCGATTGTTGGCTGCATGATATTGAATGGCTTTGGATCTGATGAGCTGTTTGTTGCAGATCCCTCAGCATTGATGTTAAAGAGGTTGTCATCAATAACAGTAGAGAAACGAATGTCATCGCTATCTCCATCAGGATCTCCACCGCCTCCATCAAAGTGTGAGATGGTTGTACCTGTACCAGACTCTACCTCTGAGTTACGCACAGGGAAGTTGAAGTCGATATTGAGCTTGACATCAAACTCGATATTTCCTAGCTCTGATGCGTCCATGAGGTGAGCGCTCTCTCCAGTGACATCACCAGGCTCGGTGATACCATGACAGAAATAGTCGCCAGCGTCAGGCATAGCAACGACCTTACCTCGGACATCTGGTGACTTACGAATGTCACCCTCGACTCGATCACCATTGGCATCGAAGAACTCGAAGTCACGACCAGTCGGCAAGAACCAACCGTCGCCTACTGCTCGGTCTGTTGTTGCAAAAGCGTTCATCTTTACATCACCGAAGGTTGCAGCGTCGATCTGATCTAGTACGTCCTGGAACTCGACACGCACCATGTGATGCTCACACTCTCCTTGTGGGTCTGGGAAGAACCAGAGTGAATATGCTCGCTTTGGGATTGGGCCGTGCATTGCACGACGGTACAGTGGTTGATTTTCCACCATGACAAGTGCTGGACAAGTGTTTGGATCTTTACAACCCTCTCCACAACCGCAGCCTCCTGATTTTTGAAATAGTCCTTTCCACATATATTTAGTATATATTTTTTATTCTCACCCTTGCTACTAGGAGCGTTCTACTGTTGCCACACCACATTGCTAGTGGGCCACAGCTCTGAGTAGCAAGTCCCATGCGCAGATACCTCGGCTTTTTGCGGAAGTTGTTTGGCATGTTGCTCCGTTTTCTCGTCTTCGGAGTGACAGGCATTGAGCAGTATCCTGAACACTTCGGTACTTTGCATTGTTCTTCTTCGCAGGCCATATATTTTTTATAATGATGTATCTTCTTCCTCCTCATCGCCCATGCGTACATGCTCGATAAACTCAGTCTCGAAGCGCACGAGGTCTTCGTCTAGGCTTCGATCGGTCTTTCCACCACGTTTGAGGTGTCGCCTTGCGCAGTAGTGTGCAATGACATCGAACATGACAGGTGGTACGTCGAAGTTCGTATTGATTGTGCCGTCGTCGTTTGTCTCGAAGTGTAGTGTTGCACCCATCTTATAGGTGATGCGCAGCATACCACTTGTACAGATTTTGTATGGCAGGACTACACAATCATTCTCTCTGATGTAGGTTTTCTCACATGTCACACACGGATCACACTGATTGCATGGTGCGTCCCACGCCTCAGACATGTGGTGGCCGCAGCATTGATGCTTGTTGATGCTATTGTGCTGCACCTGGTCGAGATGTCGGTAGTTGTGCATATCCTTTGAATACTCTACACGCACGATCGACAAAAGGTTCTTCGGTAGGACTACAACGCCACAACGGCCTAGTTCTCCGTCTTCGAGATAGGCCTCTGGCATGATTGGTATTTCTATGGTGCGAATGAATAGGATCGGCTGCTCTGCTGTTCTACGAGCGACCATCGTGTAGTAGTTCATTGCTGATATGAAGTCACGAAAGAACATATCCAGTGTGTAGGATTTCTGGCGTGGATCTACCATGCCTAGTACATTTTCTTTCGTGTAAGAATAGAGCCAATTTACATCAGTGACGCAAGGCTCATAAGGGTCTTTGAAAGTGGAGAAGTCACTTTTTGTAGTGTCTACTCCATTCTTTCCACCTGGTACATTGTTGTATTGTGTTTTTCCCATATATTTGCTCTATAGAGATCCCCACTTATGAGGATCTCTGAGAACCGATAGGTTAGCCTTGCGCTGGAGCTGGTTCAGGCGTTGGGCCTGCACCATTATCTCCTGCTGGAGCTTCACCGTTTACTGGCTCTTGTGGTGGAGCTACTGGAGCTTCACCGCCTGCTGGAGCGTCACCTTCGACTACTGGCTGATTGCCAGGAGCTACAGGTGTACCACCGTCAGGTGCTACTGGAGTCACAGCTTCGTCACCAGATACAGGTGCGCCACTAGGTGAAGCACATGTTAGGTCGAATGTGAACTCTTTTGGACATGTAGGAGCAACAAAGTCCAGCATGTAAGCGTTACAGTACGAAGTACATGATCGGATGATCTGGTACTTGAATACGTATGTAAAGATAAATGCTAGTGAACATTTGTCAGCGTCAGTCTCTCCACAGTAGATGAACGTGTTACGCCAGAAGCGGAACGCACCCTCTTGTGCAAAGAGGAGTTTGCCGTCGTCCATTGACTCGATAGCCACGAACTTGAACATACCCATTGACATACCAACTACACCATCCTCAGCACCATGCACCATTTCGAGCATGTGTGACTTTCCGTCGTAAACCTGAGCAAGCTCGAATGGTTCAAGTGTCATGCTGTTACCAGCGATGATCCACTTGGTACTATCGTACTTACACATTTTGCGAATACGGTTTTTGAGGTAGATCAAAAACTTGTATACGTTGAACTGGTCGATTGCCTTGATGTTTGGGATCGTGATGACCTCGTTATCAAGAACAGTCTGAAAGTCCTTCGCAAACTTGTTAAGGAACGCTGTTTTTACCGCACCGAACTGATCCTGAAACCATAAATAGTCAGTATCAATGTCATCATCACAAACCATATCGAAACAAAGGTTTGCCTTCGCAGTCATAGACTTGAAGTGATCCTTTTTCGTTGGCTTGTTGTAATTGACAAAGCTACAGTCATCTACTTTACCGCAGATGTATTCTCCAGCCATGTTTTCAAGATTTCGCTCCCAACAATACTCACGTTTGTGGACGGAGTTGTTAGGCATATCACGGACGATACCAGAGTTCATGATCGTATTCTTACAAGAATAGTCGATCGCCAACATTTGAACCATGTTGTCACGAATGAACTCGTAAGCGTCTTCTGGTTTTTGACAGTCATAGTCATCACCCCAGTATGGAAGCGTAGCCTTCATATCCGCTGGTGAGTCGAAGCTGTAAAAACTAGAAGCCTTACTGCGCATACCTTTGAAGCGTGCGCGGATTTTCGTGGGATTGAGATCAGCACCGAAAGCGAGATCGAAAGCGACTCGTCTTCGTGCTAGTGAGTTCTTCTTTGCCATTGTTCTAGGAAACAATCAGCGCAAGTGTCTACTGTTGGACAACTCGACCCCATGTAGATGTCGGAGGTTGGTAGATGCCATCATCGTCAGCCTCGTCTTCATCTTCATCTTCGTCGTGGTCTTCGTCATCTTCATCATCAGACTCCTCATCGTCATCGTCTTCACGGTGTCGAGATTTGTCTTCGTCTTGCTCCTGATCGCTATGATTTTGCTTGTTAGAAGCAGCATCATCGTCACTTTTTTCCTGCTCTATCTTGGCAAGTTTGAGATCGGAAGCGAAAGCCTCAGGGTTCTCATAGTAGACATCTGCTAGGCTTTGACCATTTTGGGCCATTGCTTGTAGCTCTGCTTCAATGAGTTTGAGGTCTGGGTTTGCAAGAAAAAGATTTTGGTTGTCAATCTTGATCTGCACTGGACTTTTACCTCCAGTACCAGCATCATCTTCTTCACCCTCTCCACCACCACTACCATCATCGTCAGCAGCGACATATAGCTTGGGCCTTCCGTCCGCATCTACGGTGAAAGGTTTGCCAGGATACTGTCGTGTGAACTCCTTGATAGCGTTGTTAAGAGCAGCGTTCGGCTCGGCACTACGATATGATTTCGTAAACTCCTCCATGCTTGTGAACTCCTTATTGAGCGTCTTGTTTAGATCTTGCAACTGCTTGGCGGCTGCTTTGTCCGAGACTACTCGTTGGATTTCAGTTAGCTGGAAAGCTGTGACCCCTTTACCTGAGAGCATAGTCATCAGCTCTTGGTATTGTTGGTCTAGTAGCTCTGCCTTAGATTGACCTCCTGGTTGAGCCTTTCGGCTGCCTTTTCGGTTTGAACCCTTCTTTTTTTTCATATAGGTTATTAAAACTTATGATTGCGTCCATGAAACGCAAAGTATAAGCATCAATCTCCTTGTGCTGGTCGGTCGATAAACTCACCGAGCAGCTCTTGAATTGCGTCAAGATACCCCTTGTTGTATGTGAGATCTTTGTCTATTGCATCGAGTCGTTCTTGTTTGTCGTCGATGTCCATGTACTTCGCCGCACTTACGTCGATAGTACCCATCTCTTTCTGTTTCTCTATCGCTGGGATGATGATAACTTTTTGAAAGCTCTCATTGTTTGCGTAGAGTGACACTACATCGACTTCCTCTTTGGTGTCATCGGCTGCTGTATCGTTAGAAGTTGCTGCCTTTGCTCGGAGTTCTTCGAGTGTTGCCATGCGTTTATTTTATCATACATTTTACAAAAACGGCAAGCCTCCTGCGTGCTATGACACAGGAGTTTGCTCTGCTGGTGCTTCTTGTGGTGGTTCTACCTCTGCACCTGGTACTGGCGGCTCGTTAAGTTGTCGCACTTCTGCGGCCTGTTTCTCCTCTTGGATGCGCTGCGCATTTTGTTGGATGCGACGTTTGCGTGCCATCTCCTGAGGTGAGAAGCGTAGGTCTTGATCTGTACCGATGTCTGATAGTCGATAGAGCTTGTCCATGATTGCATTGAGATCTCTATCTCCAGTACCGAGAAATTGCTGTACTTCGAGATCGAGCTTGATAGTCTTCTCCAGTTCTTCTCGCTTGATGAAGTCCATATCGTTCTCCTGCGTGACATCAGCTTCAATGAGGATGTCGAGGTTGTCGGTGTAGTCCTGGGTATATGTCATGTTGAGAAAAGCGACATCACCGTATTTCTTCTTGTAGATCTCGTCGATCTTCTCCACAAAGAACGCAAGCACCTCGCCCTCGTAGGGAAAGTCTACCTTTTTACCTGTAGCCAAGCCACCGTATCCTTTGAGCATACCGTCCTCTACCTTCTGCTTCTTGTAGTTCTCAGGATGCACATGCTCGTTCCATTTCTTGATCCACTTCTTGCGCATATCTGGGTCGTTCCACTCTCGGTGAAAGAGGAAAAGCCTGATTGAGTCCATTGATCGGTCTGAGCTTTGTAGCATGATCTCCTCCTTCTTGGATAGGACACGCATCACCTTCTTGATACGCTTCTGCACGATGCTCTCTATGGTGAGTCCATGTATCTCTCGGATGTAGCTGATACCTGATTTCTCATTTGCATTGCGGATACGAGCCTCTGTAGCAGTGAGCTTCTCGTTGTTGTCCACAGATACAGACGGCGGTATAGCGATCATTGTCCTCGCTGCGTCAATGAAATAGTTGAGTGTTGATGTTGTATTTGCGAAGTTGTCTGGCCATAGCTGCACTTTGAAGTCCTCATTTTGCTGTAGCTCTACCATCGTACTCTCTCCATCTGCAACCTTCCTGAGTTGCTTCTTGGTGAGTCCTCCACCTGCCGTACCAGCAGCTCGCTTGTAGATCACGTATCCAGTAGCAGCACGTTTGTCTGCTTTTTGGTTGTACTCTGATCGCTTCAATGCGTGCGCCCACTCGTTTCGTGTGAGGATAGGGATGCTCCAGCCCATCATGCTATAGGGATCAATAAACATGCGATCATTGTCGATATTGTTGATGCGTACTGCCTTTTTATCTTGGTATAGACGCTTTTTGAGGTGTGAGCGCTGTCGTCCGATCTCGATCTCTACGTGCTGATCTCCTGTGTTGTCGAGGTCGTATCCGAGCTGTGACATCATGTCATCTGAGACGATGTAGCGATCATCTTCACCATCGCCCTGAGCATTGATGAGGTATGACGTATCGAAGTAGTAGATCTCTCCTTGATCCATCTCTGATGTTTCGAGCTTCTTCTTACCCTTCTTTTTGCCCTTCTTTGCTGCCTTCTTGACTGAAAACTCATGCTTACTGAGGAAGACTTTGAGCTTCACCTTTGTCATGTTCATGCCCTTCATGAGCTGTTTGTGCATCTCCACGAGATCCTTCACCTTCTTGTTTGGTGTCTTGATGTAGTCGTCGAGGTCGTCTACGTCGATTTCTTTATAATATGCAAACTTGGCAAGCTCTATGTTGCGTGCATCCCACTCGCAACCGATAACATCCCACCACTTGATAGGGTAGGTTTCGAGCTGTCCGTTCATGTCGTCTGTAGCAACAAAAACATTCGGATATGTGCCTCTGGCCATTCCGATCTCATTGAAAGTCTCGCCGAGGCTCTCCATACGGTCTAGGTAGGTGAGTCCCTCTTTGAGTAGCTGATTGTAGCCGTCGTACATCTTGTTATCGCCCTCTGCGACTTTGATGTTTACGCTTGATACATCTACATCATTGGCCATTGCTGCATCCCTGATGAGAACCCAGATAAAGTTCATGAGGTATGCTGGCTCGTTCTTACAGTCCATGCGCTGCTCTGCGTGCCGTGCTGTGAACTGATCGCCGTATTGACACTCATCGGCCCAGTTACGATAGATCCCTGGCCGTATTTCAAAGTCCTGCGTGATGCCGTACTTCTCTACAAAGTTGATGTACTCTCTGTGAGAAGCCTGCTGCCGCAAGAACTCCTTACTCGGTTTTTCCTTTGATGACTCCTCTTGATTGTCCTCTCGGATCTCATCGAGGTAGGTTGCCATTACCTTTTTTGCGTTGTCTATTTGTTGTTGTGAAAACATACTACATCACTGATTGTGTATTAGTGTCTGCTGTTGTTTCGTCGTCAATAAACATCACAGATTGCGATAGTGCATCAAAGTCATTCTGCTCTATGCCATGCACCATCTTCTTATCGTCTGGGTTACGGTAGTGACACTTGCCTAGTGATACCACCAGCTCTGCACACTGCACTGAGTCAATGACCATGTGGTGAGCGTGCTTCCTGAGATTGCGCACCCTTTCCTTCTCCTTTGAGGGAGGCATGACTCGATACGACATCTGCGCATAGTCAAAGTAGTCTGTTACTGACTCATTGGTAGCGATGTGATGCTGCTCTGCGTCATGTGGGAGGTACGTCATATCTAGCCTCCTGTGTGCCATCTTGTCGTTTAGGACTTGAATATAGTGCTTGATGGGCTTGTGTGTATTTCTATAGTGGTCGATGACTCGGTACTCGTTTGAGATGATCTGCAACCACACAATAGATGTAGCATCATTTACACCGAGGTCGAACACTGCAAACACAGGATACTGAGGATCGTAAGGGACATGCCGTATTCTGTTTTCATTATACATCAAACTCATCATATCCGAAAACGCTGCTCCGACACGATTTGCTTGAAATGCCTCTGCGATTGTTGTTGGATACTCCTTGCGCATGGTACTCCAGTCACCACCGACACGACTCCAGTGAAAATAGAAGTAGTTGAGTTCCTGTTGTGTGAGCTTGAACTGCCTCTGATACTCCAACATCTCCTCTGGGAAGGTTGATGGATGATACTCTGGCGCAAGTGCAATGCCCTCTATGTCCCATCTCCAATTATAAAAGAACGCCTTGCCGTGTATTTTTGGATTGTAGTTTGGCTTTCGCTCTGCGTTCCACGCTGCCATGAAGTGCTGCTTGAAGATCCCATCAGATAAACGAGGCGTACACTCGATGTTTATCGTCCCATCAATAGGGACTGCACCGATCGTACCCTCGAATACCTCCTTTGCCTTTGCAAACTCTTTCTCCTCCATGCGCTCCAGCTCTGAAATGTGAGCGCTGCTGATGGTATCTGAACGTGCTGATGCTGAAACGAAGATACGAGACTCTAGGTCGTCCTTGTGTTCATGCTCGATTTTCATGCTCTTATCCTGATCCTGAGCAAGCTCTACGCCTTCTGATAGGTATCCAGGGAGGTTTCTGATAGGGATAGTCACCTTTGCATCAAAGAGCTTCTTAGCGTCCTCCAGTGAGTGAGCGAAGATGCCTGCTGTATATCCTGGTGTGTGGATTGCCTTGTCCATCTCTAGGATGCCGCACATAGTCGATATGCCTAGCTGTCGTGATTTGAGTATGAAGTTCCTACGAGTCCTGTTCGCATAGAAGTGAGCCTGCGCTGTGTTGGGCTTGAAAGTTACAAGATCACCATTCTTATCACGGATCTTGTATGAGTGTGATATACGCCACGCCTCGTCTTTGTACCTGTGTTCACTGAGCAATTCCTCTTTCATTATCGTATTCTTCTAGTGCTTTTAGTATTTGATCTCTAGTCTTTTCATCCAAGTCACGATAGTGCCACCTGTCTTGACCGATGTCACCGTTCTTCTCCAGTGCTGCGGACAATGCGCCTAGTAGATCTTGTACTGTTATTATAACACTTTTGTCGTCGTTCACTAGCCTATTCTTGCTGTAGTGAGACTGCCATACCATTACGCTTCCGACCTGGCTAGTGAGATCCCACTGAGTAGGATCGAACATGAAGTCTAGCTTGTATCCCTCTGGGTATTTCTCTGGGAGCATGAAGTAGCTCTCGACGTTCTCTACGATGTAGAAGGCATTTGTTGAGTAGCTGCTGTCTACTACTTTGCGAGTCTTGGCTTCCACTACCTCATAGTGGATCTCGTCATTGCCTATCTGGCTCTGAGATGCTCCGATGATTTTCGTGAGTCTGCATTGTAGGTTTACCATCCTGCTGCTTTATTGATTATGTAGTTCACGAGTAGGATCACCAACGCTGCGAAAACTAGCCCTAGCCATACGTTGAATACCATTGCTGCCACCCATAGCCCTATCGTGCCTCCTATCAGTCCTATCGCTGCAAAGAACATCAGTGTTTCTTTTATTGCTTGTATCATTGCGTCCATGTGTCTTGTTTATTTTATAACTTCTACGTCTATCCCACCCCACTCTGAGTCCCAGTGAGCTACGTGAGAGATCCCTCCATCTTCAAAGGTGAACTCCATCGCCATGTTTACCTGCGAGTCATCATAGACATCTGGCAACTCCTTACCCTCTAGCATCCGAGCAGATACGATTGTCCTGCCAACAAACGCCTCATTGATCCTGCGCTGCACTCTCTCCTCTGCTGGCCCTGTGATGTACTTTGCGATTAGCTCTGGGTTCTTACTGAGCAGCTCATCTTCCCTGCGAGCTGTGTCCTGTCTGATCGCCTCTACAGTTCTGTAGTCACCAAAGCATGTATTTGGCTGACTACAGTGATCTGAGAGGTCTGGTGGCCCTCTGAACTCCTCTATTTTCGCTAGTCCTTCAAACTTTTTCATAGCGTTAAGTCTTCGTACTTAGTTGCTGCTGCGGTGTAGTTCTTCCACCTGTCGTCATCCCACTCTTGATTACAGTGATATACGACCCATGCGAGCTTTAGCTCATTATCGAATGTCTTGATCTTGCCCCTATTTGTGCCGCCATGCCCTGCTGTATACGTCACCCAGCGTCCCAGATCGTCCTGTGTGAGCTTTTCTGGTGGGTAGGTAGCACCATTGTCCCTTGCGTACTGTTCTATGTCCTCCTGCGTCCCTCCAGCAGCTAGTATTTGATCGTCGTTCATGATTTTTCGTTTAAGTAGTCAAAGTCTACCTCGTGCCAACTCTCACGCTTGGGTACTTCCTTCTTGATCTCCCATAGCCTGCCGCATATTGAGCAGATGGTGTCACCGTACTTCTGTACCGATAATGCTTGGTTGCAACATTTCATAGTCATTGATTACGTGATTTACCGAGCGATACCTTACCCTTCTTTTGCTTCCTCTTGTGTGGGTCTTTGTGGTTGAACCTCGTCACCTTCTTCTCTGGGTACACTGTCACCAGTATGAACACCTTGATTGTCTGATCCTCCAGGTGTTTCGCCTTCTTGAAGATGTACACGTTCTTCTTGTACTTGAAGGCGTGGGTCGGTGCTTCCTGATGCCACTCCTCCATCTCGATCTTCCGTAGGTTCATCGGTCTTCCCTTCCTCAGCACTTCCTCCACTCTCTGATACATCTGCTTCCCTGGCCTCAGCTTCAATCTCTGCTCTAGTCTTGTTTTGCCGTGTCCGCTTATAAAAATTGATCTTTTTCTTTTGTTCGTCATTTACAAATTGCTCTAGCGCACCATAGTCATCATCATCAATCTCCAGGACGGTACGATGGATTACTTCTGAGAGAGAGAAGGTGTTTACGTTCACATCGGTCGTATTCTTTGGATTGCCATAGCCGTATGCAAAAGCGAGCTTCATTGCATGTACGTCTGCTGGCTTTGTTGTCATGTAGTGGTACTCCTTATCAGTATCAAACTGCTGCTGACCATTTCCCAAGAACTCCATGATGACTTCTACATCATCTACCACCTTAGGAGCGAGCTGCTTCTTCTGCCACTTCCCATTGTCATCTTTGTAGCGCTTAGTCTCGATCACGATCAAGAACTTCTCACCCATAGCCTTGTCTAGCATAGCTGTCACCAGTGGATCGGTACTGCGTCTGATCTTATCCTTCATCAGCTCTAGGGCTACCTTCTCCTCCTTCGTCTTCTTCCCTAGCGCACCTTTCGGCCTACCACCTTTATCTTTTTCTGGTTTTTTTACCGTTTTACTATCGACAACTATTCCCTTCTGTGCCGTAGTATTAGGTTTTGCCTTACTTTCGCTAGTCATTGCTTTGGTATTACGTTTTCCCTCATTGTACACTATTCCTTCCCTAGTTCTGAAAAATGTAGTCCTGCCGCCTCACATGGGATCTCCTGAATGAAGCGGTACTTATACTCCTCACCTCCCTGATCTGACTTCTGCTTGATCCTCTCTATTACCCACTTATAGGATAGCTTTCGACATACGGTGTTGCATAGGTGAAGATCCAGCGACCTGAGTGGTTCTTTGTACTCTCCCTTCTCCTCTGCGTACCTTCTATCAGCTTCGATCTCTGCGACCTTTACTGGCCTGAATGTCCTCTCTAGTATGTTACTATTCTTCTCCTCGAACTCTGGGATATAGACTCTGCGTATCACTCGATGCTTCTGAGCTTCCTGCATATTTGCATGGGTAGAAATGTATCTACCGCATACGTCACAGTATCTTCTTGCTTCTTGTGTGACACTCATGCTATTTCCTCATGTTTTTTACGATTTCCACTGCCTGCTCTGGCGTGATGTCCCTTGTTCTGTAGTCGATGATGTCTAGGTATCTGGCCTTTCCGATCAATGCTTGGATTGCATCTGCTTCTTCCTGCTCTATCACAGTGTTTAGCGGCATGTTCCATACCAGTTCCTCAGCCATCATTTTTGCCTCGTGTAGTTCTCCTCTTGTCATACTAGCTGTTTAGTTTTTTGATTACTCCGTCTACGATGTCTGGCTCACCCCAAAACGCTATGAACGCTATGAGTATGACTACCATGAAAATTGCGTCTTCGCTCATGTTGTTGTTGTATTTGGCTTACCTTGCCTCATCTCCCACTCTCCAGGGTTCATGCTAGGATCTTCGACTAGCTCCATTCCCATGAACGTCTTTTTTTCTGACTTTACTCCATTGCGCTTGAAGAAGTTGTTTGTCCGCTCTCTGAGTAGCTTATCTTCTTCCTCTAGCGCTTGAATAAAGTCGTCCTTCTCACTTTCCAGTGTTGCGATATGGACTTTTGCCTGGTGGATGAAGTCTGCCATCGCTGGCGATCCAGTTTTGTCATCCAGTAGATCATGTAGGATCTTCTTCGATAGCTCGATAGAGTTGTCAAACCTCTCATCTGCGATCTGTTGGATGTTCGTCTCCTGCACTCCGATCTTTGCTTCCTTTGGATGAAATATCGTGGCTAGGCGACTCCTGAGCCTGCTATTGGCAAAGTGTATGATCTTTTTATCCTCATCGCTGATGGTAAGTTTATCCACAACCTTCTCCATCTCTACTAGCACTGTCTCGATAGTGATCTCCATGATTGATTCATCCATTGAGCGCTGCATGTTGTCTTGGTTCTGCGCTCTGCGAGCCGATCCTGGTGTTCCTGGGTAGACGAATGAGTGCCTGACTTTCGTCCTGCGCATCGCCTCTAGTCTGATCTTATCTTTAGTCATGTTGCTTATTCTACTGATAACGCTTGTGACTGAGCTATTTCAATGATCTCTATTGATAGCTGCATCACATCTTGGTCTTGCCGATCCATTTCAAAGTGTCTGCGCTTCATGTCCTGCTTACAACGCTCCAGCGCATCGACCGCTCCCTTGATGTAGATTGCTCTTAGTTCCTCTTGCATATCTTCCTGTGTGAAGACTGGCCCTTTGCGAAAAACCTTCTTGAATAACTGCTGTGCTTCTTTTACGATGTCCATACTACTCTACAAATAAAAAATATATAATGATTGCTATGACCGCACCTGACATTCCCATGAACAGAATGAGTCCTATAGCGATCATGATTGCGTCGTCGTCTGTCATGTTTTGCTATCCTCCTTTCCTTCCTCTAGCTCCTCTGGTACAAGCGCTGCATCCTTTGAGAAGTCTGGGTTGGTGGGTTTCTCCTCTGTCTCTACATCACTGACCACAGGCGCTCCCTCGATCTGATTGTCCTGATTTGTGTGTATGAATGAATGAGTGTGATCCTCACAGTCCTTCTTGTAGCAGTAGATGACCACTGCTTGCTCTAGGTTTCCTGTCTCTTTATTGAAATATGGCGACCCAAAAGGCTGCCATTTCTTGTCCATCGCCACCTTCACACAGCCTGATAGGCTCTGCAATGGCTGGCATTGGACGGTTTCATAATGTAGTATCCACTTACATTTCATAGTTTTTCTTTGTAGTGTGTTACCTCTAGGTAGTCATCCCAGGCTCGGTAGCTGATTATAAATGGCGGCGGTACTCTATGCCGTATCAGCTCGTCTACTATACCCTGCGTATATGCTGCATTGTTGTTTGTCCTCCACATACAGATCTTACGTAGATTTCTCCATGAGTAGACGATGAACTGTTCAAAATATATCTTGGTCGAGCTTATCGAATACTGCTTTTTGCATGGCCCTCATATCTCTCTTGAAGCGGTCGTACATACTGAGCTTCTCGTAGTGGCTCATTGGCATAGTCCTTCCCATACCTCTCGTCCTGAGCAGGATGCCGCCGTTCTTGTGCGACTCTACGATATTCTTGATACGCTCCCTCTCAGCCTCATCCTTCGGTGCTTTATACATCAATCCAGGAGGACACGGCTTGCTCTGGCTCTGGTCTGTGCATAGATCCTCGTAGCAGATCCCAGTGTTCATCGGCTCTGGTGACTCCTTAGAACATTTGTACCCACCTGGTAGGTGTCCATATTCTTTGTAGTGCTTGTTTCGAGCCTTACGCCACCGCTTCCATTTTGCTTCTCTGTTTCGTTTCTTCATATTTATATCCCAGTGGGATGCATAGATTTGTTACAATCGTCGTCACTCTGATTTTTGTCCTACGCTTTGCCGACTTAGCTTCCCACCGATACGCTCACTGATCTTCTGATCCGTCAATCTCAGTGATGGCAGGTCGATCTATCGACTTGGGTACTATCTCCTAGTAAAAAGTCCGACTATCATTTCTTCGATCCTCTTTGCGTAGGTGATTATCATGTTCTGACCTGAGTGTGAGATCGCAAACCCTAGCATTACTCCAGCCCATGTGAGCAGGATCAAAAGCCCAACTAGGCTTGCCACCATTGCGATTGCTCCACTAAGATCAAACCCTAGAATGTACAGGATGACATAGACTGTCACTGCACGAAGTCCGAAGAAGATGATCTGCTGCTTACGAATGATCTGCGGCAGTCTCATTGTGTATGGCATGATCCGTGTGATGATGTACTCACCAACGTGCCAAACTGCAAACGCTAGTACCGCTTTGTAGATAAAGTCTACGAGTGTGCTTAGTAGTTCCATAACTATTCTTCCTTATCTTTGTTAGCTTTCTCCTGCGCTATCCGAGCTTCTTCTGCTCGCTTGATAGCTGCTGCTTCCTTTGCTTTGAAGTCAGCCTCTACCAGTTCCGTGATACGGACGTTTGCCACAAACGCCTTCTCTGCGACGTTGATGACTACTTCGTTTGAGAGCTTCTCTAGGTCGATGTTTGTTCCGAAAAACATGCCGTTCATCGTTACCTTGATCGCTTCCTCCACCGCCTTCTTGCTGTTCTTCTCCATGAAGAACTGAGTGAGTTGCTGCTGTAGGCGCATTGCCTCTCGGATGGCCTCTTTGCGACTCATTTCGCCTAGCGGTTTCTGTTGTTGTTGCCCTTGCATCATATACTTATACTATATCATAGATTACACATTTTGCCTACCCAAACACTGCCCTGAATATGGCCATTGCTGCGGCATACATACCCCAGCACCATAGTCCCAGCAGAAGAAAAGCGTAGACTAGGCAGCCATAGTTTTTCTTGCCTAGATTTTTCTGCTCCCATTCTCTCTGATAGCGTTCTTGGTGTGACATCAGTCCTGTTTAGGTGTTACGACGGTGAAACAATAGACACACTTGTATCTCTTGCACACCCATTCTCCTCTCCTTTTTTTCCGAAGTTTGCACCGCAACTTATGGCGGCCCATTTTACACATCATACTCCTCCACCAATCTACCAGATCGGCAGCTTTCATTTCTAGCCAGCTACCGTCCTGATAGTAGTGGTATGAGTATGTGATTTTCTTGTCATCATCTATCCAATCACTCATACGATTGCTTTAGCATTTACCATTGCAACCCTCAGCAATTTTGAGCATCATCGCTTGTGTCTGATTATCGTCTCTCATTGCACGATACAAACCACGAGAGATTTCAAAGATTTCAGTCTTGTCGGCCTTCTTGTGTACGCTACACATAGGTGGCTTTGGTAGACTCTGCATTTCTTCTTCTGTGATGCCATCTTTTTTGAGGGCTGATCTTACCTCCTTGTCGATCGCTCCTAGTATACCACTAGGCATATTCTCTCGACGCATCTCATCTGCACGGTTGCATATTGAGTAGCTGGTATCACCATTTGAGAACTCCTCATACCTGATGAAGAACTTTGGCAATGGATCTACTGCCTTCTCTACCTTCCGACTTGCTGTTCGCCTTGCTCGTTTCTTTTTTTCACCCATAAAAATACTTTATAAAAACTTGTTATTCTCCTCCTTTTTGATGAGGTAGTAGAACGCCGAAGCGCCTACTACCCCACATAAAACTCCGAACCAACTGATGATATGACCATGCCACATCGCCTGAGATAGATTATATCCGAGGCTGAAAGATGCGAACCCTATCCATAGTGCGTAGTTCATATTATCGTTGTGATCGGATAGGACACGCTGCTACCTCTGCACGACATCGCTCCTTGATCTCTGAGCGTGATCGGCGTGAGTAGTCCCATGTCGCATCGTCTCGGTCGATTTGGCACTCATGCTCGAATACTTCGTGCTTGTTGCGGCTCTTACTTGAACCACTACTCTTTTTCTTTGGTGCTTCGATGATCGGTTGTGACACTACAGGTTGTGGTATTTCACGAACGACGACGTTTTCTTCTGGCTTTGGTGCGATTTCTTGCACCTCCTCTACGACGGTTTCTTCTTCCGTCGTTTCCTCTTTTGGGACTTCAATCTGTTTCTGGGTTGCATTACAGCGCAGCCCTTGATCGTACCCATTGGTGTCATAGCAGATCCACTGCCATCCAGTATCAGTCTGTTTTGGTGCGTGACCTTGCGGCCCTCCTACTGCACACAGATCACTGCTATTGAGTCCATCGAAGTTCTCGATAGTCTCGCCATGCACTGATCCACATTGTGCGTCACCGATAAATGGCCCATCAGTTGCGTCCACCTCTTGTGAGATAACGAACCCTAGTATCAAAAGTCCCATAAGTAGGACAAACCATGCTCCCTTTGTCATAGATCTAGTTTAGATGATTTAGTTTCCGACGTATTTGCGGCACGTAGTTCCGAGATCACATCACCTGTGAATGTTTTAGGCTGTGACTTCCACCACTTGTACCCTACTAGCATTAGGATCAAGATCATTGATAGCACCATGAGCCGAACCATGACACCTGTGAAGGTGATTGGATCTCTCATCGTTATACTTTCATTATCGCTCTTGTTCCTTTCCCACTTCGCTGAGTAGCTTGCGCTACCCACTGGCGTGTCTTCGTTCGCAGTCGTCTCGCCGTCCTCTACTCCATCAGAAGCAGCGAACGTCTTTGCGCCTACTGGTTTTACTTCATCCTCTGCTATGAGGCCTGCCTCAGCTTTAGCATGGATGTTCTCGCCTGCTGTCTTTCGCTCCTCCCACTCTTTTCGAGCGACTTCGAGCCTATCACCGATTTCCTCTGGTGATGTTGCAAAGTCAGACTTTGCGTGTACATTTGTCTCGCCTTGTTCGATGCCATCTTCCTGCTTTCGATGATGTACATTTACCCAAAGGTTTTGTATCGTCGAGTGAGAGAAGTCCATCGCAGAAGGCCCAGATAGGTCTACCGTTGCGTTCCGTCCCACTAGGGCATCACGCATGGATTTGTCTATCTGCTTCTTGTCGTCTTCCATCGTCACATTTATTAGTTATTTAGCGGACATCGGAAGGCACATGTATGCCCTCCGTGTTCGTTAAAGACTTTCAAGTACAACCTCGCAACCGTCACATGTGTAGACTGCTTCGCCGTACTCATTTTTTGTCTCGTTGATTTCCATTTCGAGATATGAGTTACCGCACACATCACAGTTTTCGTATCCTACTTCCTGGTCGGAAGTTGTGTGGACATTGAACCCTGACATCACACCGTGACTGAGAGTCATTGAGGCCGTTTGCATTACATTGTTCATAACTTTTGTCTTTATTTCTTACACTATTAGTGTAGTATATGATAGACAATGAGTCAAGCATAAAGAGCCTAGAGTTATCCACAGCTAGGCTCTTATTTGTTTCTATATCTACATCAATGCGCCACCTTCCATCTGTTTTCGCATCTTTGTATCTTCCTCTTTTACATGCTCCTTACTTGCATCAAGATAGATCTGTCTATCTGGTCGCTCCTTTGCGTCTGGCTCTGAGTTTGCAAATAGATCCTTCCCTACCTTATTTGCCTCGGCTACTACTGTGAGGTTTTCTGGGTCTGGATGCTCTACTGGTTGCACTGGCGCTGGAGCTGCGGCTGCTGGAGCTGGTGCTGCCGCCACTGGCGCTACGGCTGGAGCTGGCGCTGGCGCTACTGGAGCTGTTGGCACTGCTGCAACTGGTGGGATCATTCCGAGGTAGTTCATCTGCATGTCATAGATGTGCGTACCTTGTGGAGTGACTAGAAGCTGTCCTGGTTGTAGTGGGTTTTGTGGGTTCATACTACTTTTACAAAATATCTTTCTTCAATTAGATGTGACATCTTTTTCCCATGCTCATTTCGCATTTGACGTACATGCCACTTACGATCACCTTCTGGTGCTTCTGGGTTCTCTGGCTCGTTCTTCTGAACTTGCAATACTCCCAACTTGAAATATACGTGTGGGATTTCCACGCCTGGAGCTACCTCTTTGATCTGTACGTAGTCGCCTTGTTTTAGTTTCATATAGTAGATACTTTTATGTCTGCAATGATTTCAGCCTTCTCCTTATTAGCTTGGATGGCTGTCTTTAGGATCTCCTCTAGGCTCTGCTCGTTGGTGGACTCTGTGATGAAGTTCTGAGTGTACTCTTCGAAATGCTCACGTAGTTTCTTGTCCATGTGGATACCGTGAAATTGTCGGTCGTTGATCTGTAGATCCAGTACATGTGAGAATAGTGCTTTGACATCTGTGAAGCGATCCTCACGGACTGACTTACCATTCTTGCTGTGCTGCAATACGATACGATCGTTCATGATCTTTGGATGCTGGCCTGCCACATTGATGATTGAGTATGGCGTGTCATAGAACGCTGCATAGATACCTTCGTTGTCGCTCTTTTTTACTTTGAGTCCCTTGATGTCATGGGTTTCCTCTGCTGCGGTCTTGTCTACTAGCTCATCAAAGTCTGACTCTGTGAGCTGCTGTGGTCGTCCTGCGAAAAATTGTTTGATCTTGTTTAGCATATAGCTTGTTATTTTATAAACCATTTATCTCGATACCGATCTTCTTCTGGGTCTTTGCTGTTTGGGCTATAAAACCCCTTCTCCAAGAGATACGCCTCCATTGCGCTGCACCAACATGTGTATCCTACTGGTATCCTGCCCTCGTTCATTCTGGTTTGAGCATTGAACCTGTAGTCTCCATGATGTTCTACGGCCCACTTCCTGAACTCATCTAGGAAAGCCTCAGCCTCCTCGAATGTCCCTGATGGTTTCATCTCGTAGAAATGTGCAACCGTATAGTCCTGAGTCTCTTTAGTGTCTGATACCACCGCTCCATTTATCCTGACAACGTGAGAGTAGTCTTTTATGTCTTCCCTCTTGTGCTGTTGAATTGTGACCTTTTGGCTCATTTGACTTGCATTACTTTTTTTACCTTCTCAGCGACTCGCTCCGACCGCTTACCATTGAGGTAGGCTGCGATCATCATTGTGACTCGCTTCTTTTTGGCTACCAGTATTGCGATCCTGGAGTTGTAGCGCAGCATGAATAGGTAGTAGATGGTTCTGAGTACGAGCCTGTATCGACGCTCTACCTTCACACCTTTGTTTGCCTTTGTCATTGCGTTCATCTGATCCATCATTATGGCGGCCGCCAGCGAAACATCACATTTCTCTGGTAGGCCTAGTCCATAACTTACGATCTTCCCTTCTTCGGTGTCGATCGTCACCTTGTATTCTTTCCTTAGCATGAAGCACAGTTATCTGCTGGGAGACATTGCTCGTTGATACAGTGAGTTTCTGAGAACTTGATGCGTAGATGCTCTTGGTTCATTTTGATGTATCCTGCGGCATCATGCTTCTCTCCATTTGGAAAGACAATCATACCACACTCGATCGTTCCACATCGACCTTCTCTGATATGAGAGATCCTATCACCCTCGGTGATTGACCTGTTTCGATTGTCGTATCCTACAGGTGTTGTACATGTGTTATCTGGCATAGTTTTGTGTTAGGTTTCGATTATAGTTGCCTCTTATTTTATCATAGTTTTCCTCTACCACCATAACGTCTATAAAGTCAAACTTGTTCGGCACATAGCCCTTTGTCGCTCCGAGGATCTCCTGAGCCACCTCAGCAGCCTTATCTTCATCCTCAGCAACAACACCCCTTACAACTTCGTGCATTGGCATACGGATTGGCCCTCGATCATGTTTGGAGTTTACAACCTTGATGACGACCTTGTACTCTTTGTAGTTTTCTTCTTCCATAAAAAAATGAAAAGGAGGCGTGAGCCTCCTCCTCTGTAAACAACCTATTTCTTGTGTGACGACGGTTGTACACTGCGGCATTGCTGCCAACGGTATTATAACACAGATTTGAGACTATTTTGTGTAGTAGTTGTTTCCGACCTTATCTACTCGGCCTGATTCGACAAGAGCATTGAGCTTCTTGTGGAGCAAGCTCTTTGAGACACCAAAATATCCGACCATGCTGCTGATCGTTGGAGACAGTGGCTTCTTCGACTTGAATGAGCGAAGGAGCTTGTACACATCATCTTCTGTTATTTTAGTATCTACTCTCATAGGGTTTATTGTATCTTATTCTTCACTTTTAGTCAATAGATCTTTAGCCGTTTTATCTATCTTAGTCAGAGCTTCGTTATCCACAGTGTTGTGACAAGCTACGCACACAGCGTTCTCTACGTTGATCCTTGGTTTCACTGGCTTTCCAGTCTCACGATCCCACTTGAATACTAGCTGTGCGTTCACTAGAATATCTCCCTTGCAATTTTCTTCTTTACAGATCATATTGTTCAAAGTTAAATGTTATACTTTCCTCTCCTTTTTTGACAATGCGCTTAGAGCAGTGGATCTCGTAGATCTCTTTGTCATCGAAGCCGTACTTGTCCTGTAGTGCGTCTATGAAGGGTTTTAGGAGGTTGTCTAGGTCTGATGCCTTACTCGAAACATAGAACCTCACATAGAGCAGCATGGGCTTTGGTATAGGTGCTACATCAGGAAGTGTGTACCGCAATAACATCCTGTAGTCTTTGTACTCTGGTGTCTTGTAGCGCTTACCTTGCCATGCCTTATTGACCGATAGTGGTTTGATTTTTACTTGGTTCATTGTAGCAGTTCTTTCAAGTTATCAGACCCTCTCAGCTTTGTGAAGATCTCCTCTGTGAGTTCTCGATCATCCTCCTGTGTCATGTGGCACTTCTGACATGCCACCACCCACTGCTTTGGATCTGCTAGAGCATCAGCATTTCCTTTGTAGTGTCTACGCTTGTGACGATGAGCAGGAGCTATATTGTAGTTACCCTCACATCCTTCTAGGTTCATTTCACACAAGTTGAGTGCGTGATCCTGAGCGAACTTGCCGATCATCTTCCGTGCTTTATCGTTTGCTCTCCCTACCTTACCCTTCGCTTTTAGCCTCGTTCTTTTCATACTTAGCTTTAAATTGATTAGCCTCAGACTGCATCTCTTTGTCATTGACCATTGTATTTGTCTTCATGTCGATCTTGACGTAGTTGTATTTCTTGCACTCAGGGCAACCTACGCCACCTCTGTTCGCCATGCCTGTCTGCATGAACAGACTTGGCGCTACTCGATCTTTTAGGACGTACCCACAGCCGATACATGTGTAGGTGTATCTCTCTTTGAGTACGATCCCATCATCATTTTTTTCTTTTTTTGAAGTCTCCATATCCTCTTTGAAAATCTATTATATCGTGTCTAGTAGCCTTCTTTTGCTTCTTGGTGAGCTTCTGGCGCAGCTTCCACTCGACGAAGCGTCCCTGCTCTGGTGAGATCTTATCCACTATTGTCATGTACAGCTTCCACGCTTCGAGGTATTGCTCTTTCGCATATAGCACTCGTACTGGATGGAGCTTGTCGCTCTTGTGTCTTACAAACGTCATTGTGGTTGCGCATACATTTTACGCTGCTGAAACTGATGCTCTGTCTTCGACAAATACTGGTCGATACATACCTCCCCAGTGTACCCTATCACCTCACCTGTAGACTTTTTCCTGACGACAGTTTTTGGTATCTTGCGACCACGATAGAAGTCTACGCCTTTATCTGTCACTTCCCATTTTGCATGTCCTATTTTTTTAATGAGTCTGTGGTATCTGAGATGAGTTGCATTGTTGCGCATGTTGTTTGTTATGTAGCCAGCTTCCAAAAGATCAGCGATCAGAAATGGTTTGTATCCATTTTCTTTGATGTATTGAATTATGCCTATCATCATCTTAATGTGGCCACGAGACAGATCTGACTCCACATAGAGCGTCTATTCACAGTGTCCACATTTTTCGTCTGGGTTGTAGTTTTCTGGTATCATTATGATTTTTTACGTTTTTTACTTCGCTTTTTTGGGAAGACTCCCTCTCTCTTAAAATTGATGTTCCAGTCTGTGAGCTTTCCGTTTCTCTCCAGTTCAGGAAAGAAGATGGCAGCCCACTTGTGATGTTTCTCCTCGAAGAACTCTGAGAACTCCTGCATGAGAAATTGTGCGTAGCGATAGTTGCGTGCTTCGATATGCTCCTTCACGAGATCCTTCATCATGTTTGATCGGACAATGTATGAGCCTTCTCTGGTGAACACTGTCCGATCGAAGTCGAGGCTGTCATCATACTTATGTTTGTCCATAGAGTTGAGCTTCACGAGTTATCTTCTCATTCTCAGTCATCTGACGAAACATTCCCTTGTCACCATTGAATAGCAAGCTGATCTTTCCACCGATACCCTCTTTGTTTTTGAGGATGAGCCAGTTGATCCGTATGTCATTGCCCTTGCCTTGGTCGTCTGTTCTATCACCCCACGTATCGTCTGAGTCATAGCGCAGCTCCGAGACGACATCACCATACTCGATCATCGCACCAGATCCTTTGAAGCCACTGTCGCCAGCCTTTCCCTTTTTGACATGCTCTTGGTTCATCTGAGAGAGGACGATCGCTGGTGTCCTGAGTCGCTTTGCTGCATCACGTATACCCAGCATGGCATTGGTGATACGTTCGTATTGCTCCTCATTGCTCTGCACGATCTGAATGTAGTCTACGAAAAATACACAGTTGTCGTGCTGCATCGCATAGGACTGCATTATCATCACGATCTCCTCCATTGCGCTGACGTTCTCGATGATGGCCATCTTGTCATCACGCAAGTATTTCACCATGTCTGCGCCTGCTGTTTTGAGGCATTTCTGTAGTCGGTTTATCACCGCTCGTCCAGTCTGCTCGATTGAGATGAACACTGGGTAGCCTCCTGATGCAATGATTGGCTTTATCATGTTGATGGCTAGGTAGGTCTTACCAGTACCAGCAGCAGCTCCTATGACATGCGTGAGGCCGTCGTACATTCCTTTTGAAACATAGTCGTACTGATCGAAGCCTGATGAGTATTCTATGTATTTCTGATTGTTGCGCTCGGCCTCCTGTACCCTTGCCTTGAACTCTGCATCTTCTTCAAGGTATTGGATGATGGTCTTTCGCTCTGATACGTTTCGGTTCATTCCCACGACGATACCGTAGGCCTTCTGTACCAGTTCTTCTGCTGATATTGATGCGTCCTTGCTTAGTTCCTGAATGTCGTACCCTATCTTTTGAGCTGATCTTCGCACACTTGCTTCTCTTACGAGTTTTGCGTAGTAGGCGATGTTTGATGCGCTCGGCACGAGAGTCACTAGGTCTGCTAGGTATGAGGCTTGTATTGTTACGTTGTTTCGAGCCTCCAGTGCATCCATCACTGTGATGATGTCGATTGGAGATCCCTTTTGAAACATGTCTACCATAGTTGCGTAGATCTCTTTGTGACTATCCGCTTGGAAGTCATCTGCTTTGACGACGTTGTAGGCCTTTGGCATAGCTTCCCTATCGAGGAAGATTGCGCCTAGCACCGTGCGCTCGTGTTCACTTGTTCTATCATTCTCCATAGATTTATTTTGGTATTGTTATTTCTGCGACGTTATCGAAGGAGTCCTTACTAGCCTGCTCGGCCTTCTCTTGAAATGACTTGGCAGGCTTCTGAGTCTTCTTGTCCCTGTTCTCGTAGTCATTGACGGTCTTGACCATGAAGCAGTGATTGGGTTCGTACTCTGTCCATGCGTAGTCTTCATTTTCAAAGAACCAGATGATGATCGCTCTTGCCTTTGGTAGATCGAAGTCACACCGCCTGTAAAATGCTTTCATTGCCTTGTGCATTTTTCCGTTGGCACTTTTCACTGACTTCATATCCTCAGGATGTGAGAAGTATGTTTTGCCTGTGTACTCGGAAGCGTAGTGGCGGAAGTATTCTGCGAGTCCTACCGCAGCGAAGGTTCGACGTTGCTCCTGTGTGATCTTCTTCTTTTCCATCGGCGGCTTTCCAGCCTCGACACGGCGCTCGTCACGAAACGATCCTGCCGTCTTTTTGCCTCTGCTCTGATCCAGTTCCTCTTGACTCCCATGAGAGGACGACGACTTGTCGTCGCTATTACTTAGATTATAAGTAGGGTTATTGTTATTTGTACCATTTAGTGAACGGCTTGCGTTCACTTTGTGAACGGCTGCGTTCACTTTGTTTACCGCCTGATACTTGTTGCCGTTCACTTTGTCAGCACTAGAAATGACGATGATCTCCAACTCCAGCAGCTTGTCGATACACTTCTTGACACCGCCTTTTGAGATGTCGAGAGTGTCTGCGATGTACCTCATACTGCCGTGATACTCACTCTCTCCGTCCTGTGAGAAGCCGTAAATGATTGCGTAGATGATGAGAGTATTGCCTTTCAGCCCTAGTCTGTTTACCATCCACCCCTGTATGTTGATGTAGTTGTCGTCTTTCATTTGCTTTTTTTATTGGATAGCTTGGCAGGATACTAGCATTGCTGTCATTACGATCGCCCATAGAATGAGCTGGATGAAGACATATTTTTGTATCAGTCTGATTGCTATGTATGATGATACCAACACTATGTATAGTGCGATCGGTGCAAGCACAATGATTAGTAGTATTTCTAGCATGTAATTAGATTTATATAATGTTTATACTGTCCAGTGGTATTTATCTCTGATCTTTCGTGTGTACTTCTTGTAGAGTTCTGCATGTGGCCTGTCGTTTTTTTCTCTAGTGCCGAGAAATATCTCCATCAGTTCGACCTTGGCTCTTTGGTAGTAGTGCATCCTGATACTGACTTCGAGATTATCTTCGTTACATGATTTGCATACCACCATTGGGTTGTTGTGATTTCCATATCCTATACCCTTCTTTTTTGACTTCCTGCAAAGTACAGATATTCCTTCGTACTTCATGTTTTCTTGGTTAAAAATAAAACCCTTTCAGTGAGCGTTCGGCGATTTGGTAGAGTGCCTCGCAACACTTTGCCTTACCGCCCACTGAAAGGGCTACGAGGTTATATTGCGCTACCAACGCATTTGTAGGAGGTGATATGAGGGGATCGCTTAGTTGCCTAGCTTTAGCCGACCACGAAGGCCTGCGTCCTCATTACACTCTCCCACTATAGCATATTTTTGCGATATATGCTAGTTAAACTTTGCGAACTCCTTGCGGCAGTTTACGATCACATCAGTCGCAGATGTCTCCAGTGCGTATGCTGATTTGAACTTATAATACTCCTCTGTAGTTGCTGCAAAGTCTTCTGCTTCCTTTCGAGATCCGAGACGTATCTCCTCACCCCAGAGTTCAAACATCTTGCGCATGTACTTCTGATACATCAGATAGCGATAGCGTTTGATGTCGATCTCCAAGGCTGTGAGAGCATGTCCGATCTTCTGTAGCTCGTCTTGCACTGCACGTTCGTTCGCCCTCCCAGCGATCGCAGCATAGTGCGCCAGCCACTTCTCCGCTTCCTTGATACTCTTGTGGATCTTGATCTTCTCCTCGTCCTCCACAGCTTTGCCTTCGTCTGTGATACTCGGAGCTTTGTCGGTGGTAGACATGAAGTTTGCCATCGACATGATCTTCTCCTTACGCTCCACCTCGATCGTCTCCAGGTACTTTATCATCTCATCTGTGTTGAGGTTCTTGCCTTTACCCATCTCAGAGTTGATGAAGTTCTCTAGTGTGTTTGAGAGGTATGCCTTCTTCAAGGCCTTGAAGTCCGTCTTGTCGAAGGCGACAGTTTTTGCCGCTTTCTTTGTTGCTTTTTTCGTTGCCATATCTATGCTTTAGGCAATTTATCCACGAGCTTGATAGTGTTTTTTAGCTTGACGCAAGCAAGGAAAGCCTCGATGTTTACATCAATCTCTGCTTCTGGGATTTCAAAAGAATTGAAGTTACCATTTTCTTTCGAGAGATATGTTATGAACTGTGAGCCAAACGGCAGCGTGTATACATCTTCCTCTACGAGCATGTTCTGGTATCCTCCAACCTGTAGACGATGCTCTGGGTACGGCATGTATCCCTTGATGATGTACTCTCCCTTCTTCTGTCCAGTCACCTTTTTTGGGTTTCCAGTCTTGATGTCTCCTATGTGAAGTACCTCGTGGTTTGTAGCATCCATTGTGAATACCTGATCGACGAACCCACAATAGTCGTACTCTCTACTGAACCCTAGCCTCTCAGCGTCCACGAAACGTATCCCATGCGTGTTTACCCAGTCTAGGAAGGCAATACATCCATTTGTCACTTCCTCGTCGCCCTGAGGTGGCTGTGGGATCTCTGAGCCTGCTATCTGAGCCTTTGCATACTCATCTGCGTACTCATGCACTTCCTTACCTTTATCCTTAGCCTCCTCTGACTTGCGGCGGTGTGAGTCCTTTGCGAACTGCACGAAGCCCTTATTGATCTCTCGTCCTTCGTCGATACCTGCCTCTAGGGTCTTTGCCATTTCTTTCACAGCCCAACCCATAAGCGCAGCAGATTTGTCTAGGATACCTGTGTATGTTGTAGCTCCGAACTTACGCTTTCCATCTACTGAGTAGCGGTGCATGTTCTCGAAGAAGTCTACCTGAACTTCTCCGTTATAGAGCATCATTGATTTGTCTGGTTTCGCTGGCATAGTGTTATTTTTTAGCGGTTAAGATTGCGATTGAGATTGACTGTGCTTGTTCATCATCCATATCATCAAGATCTTTGAGATCTTCTGGTAGGATCTGGTTCACAAACTCCAGTCTTTCCTTATCTGTTTTCAGGTTCTTGTTGAGCAGATCACGAGCCTTCTGTACTACTGCACTGTACTGTACTGTAGTGTCTGGTTCTTTCTTCTCCTGCTTCTTATCAGCCTCACCTTTCATCTCCTCACGAGGAGTCACTTCGTATCCAGCCATGTTCATGATGAAGCCGATCTTGTTGCGGAACGCTTTACCCTCTGCTCGTGTCTGAGCCATTGATAGGATTGCGTACTCATCAAAGCTCTTTTTCTTCTGCTCCAGGTTTGAACATAGTGCTGCGCCAAACCCACACATCTCTCGCTTTGAGTTGTACAACACACACTCTGCGTACCACTTGATTTCTTTGTCGGTACTCATGTTTTCCACCTTGGTGATCTCTGGGTAGATATTGAGGAGTCCTCCTGCGAACTGCCATGCGTCTACATGTGCGTAGTCCTTTCCTGCGATCTGTGTGGATAGCTTGTGCGCTCTGATGTGAGTCTTCACAGTGAGCGACATCTGTGTGAGGTACTGTGGCTTGTTGATGTCATAGGTCTTGATTGCACCTCCCTGATTTCCAACTGCCACCTCCTTGCGTGGCTTACCTGCTGCCACCTGTTTTTTTGCCGTCGTCTTCTTTGCCATATTGTCTACTATAGATTGTTTACTTTACGATCCCAGTGTAGCGTGCGCAGTTGAACCATGATGCTGTGCTACCCCAGTCATGTCGCTCCCAGATGTGTGATCCGTATTGGATATTGTTCTCTGGGACTTTTAGCCATGCCTCGAAGTCTTTGAGATCTGAGCCAGTGTAGCCCATGTGTTTCTTTGCATAGGCAGCTCTCTGTTCTCCGAGAAGCCATCCAGTCTTTTTGTCATAGAGATTGATCTGAAATAGTCCTACAGAATACTCCACTCCCTTGACTTCGTACAGTGCGTTGGGATCGTTCTTGCCTTCACACTTTATCATCTTCATACCGTTGGCTTCTTCCTCCTGTGGGAAGTATGCTTTGATATGTTTTCGGAACTCTGCGATCTCATCACTCTCAGCCTTGTGTGTTGTCTCGACTGGTGATGACTTTGTTGGTTCGACTTCTATCTCTACTATTTTCTCTACTATGATCGTCTCTCCTGTGAGTGACATGATCTCCTCTCCGAGCTTGCCGTGCAAGTACCATGCGTATGCAAAGTATCCTGCAACCATTTGTATCACGAGAAGCCATGCTACAGTCTTTGCAATAGTTTTTACTGGCATACGCTTCTTAGATTTCTTAGCAGTCTTTTTCGTCGTCACCTTTTTTGGAGTCACTTTGCGAGTGTGAGCTTTCACTACCACCGCTTCCTTTTTCTTGATCCCTTCACCTGGGACGATCTCGTAGTCGTTTGCGTTACTGAAAGCCTCACGCACATTGGCCATACTTTTGTTTTTGTCTGACATAGTTTTTTATTCGAGCGTACCGCTTTCAAGTCTGTCCTCGAAAGTGATAGGCTCTTGTTGTTTAGGTTCACCCATTTTCTTGTCTCATTTGATTACAGTATAAGTCTATCATATCCTACACAAAAAGTCAAGGATAATAGTTATACATATACATAAAAGGCAGGAAACATATAGCTTCCTGCCTAGATATAGATCACCTCCTTTTTGCTAGTTCTGCTTCTCTCATTGGATAGTCTTTGGGTTGTTCGACCGCTTTCGGTTCTGAGTGTATACGAGTTGCGCCGCATACTCCGCATACATACTTTACCGATTTGTCGCTTTCCCTTCCCATTGGTGTGCAGCAGCGATGGCACTGGACGATCATATTGCACCTTCCAGTTGCTTCGCATTTATGATTTCCTTCATACGCTCTCGGTCGATGACTTCGGCCTCTCCGTCTACTGGGTAGTAGATGATCGAGATCATTTCATTGTTGTCACGACGATAGCTTATAGAAAACCTTACCTCGTTGAGTGTGAAGTATGTACACATGGCTGGCATTGGTTCTGCTGTTACATCCAAGCATGGCGCTGCGCCGACCATTTTCATTTCTACCTTTGGCTCGACTGCGAGTGCTGGTAGTGCGATTGCTGCGAGTATTGCGATTGCCGTTTTCATATTTCATCTCCTGCTCTCGATGAGCGTTTGAAAGTCCTCCCACCATGAGAGGATCTTTGTTGATATGTAAAACATAATGAATAGCGGTACTCCGATGATAATGGCTATGCAAGCAAACGTCAGAAGGACGCAGGCTATTGCGAGAAACATGCAGCATAGCAAAGTGTTGATGATAGCATTTTCGATGTGGTTCATTGACCTCTCCTATGATGCTGTTTCCATTTTAGCACAGCGACACCTTTCATAGCGAGCAAGGTATATCCACTCGTCACACTTTTTGCATTGCACAAGTCGCATCTCCTTAGATTTCAGAGATCGTTCTTCTTGCCACTTTTTCAGGTGGTCGTAAAAGTTCGGTATGTATACCATGAAGCGATCACTCATTCTGTTTCTTTAGTTTCTTATTTCTGCGCTTGTCTCTGCGTTGCTTCTTTTTTTGTGACTTCTTTTTCTTTTTCACAAGAGTGGGCCAAAGCGTTTTTTGTATTCTGCGAGTTCTTCTTCGCATGTGAGCTGTATTGGTACTGTGTCCATACGAGGATTGATACCTGCTGCTCCTATAACCTCTACTGGGCCACTTGGAGTCACAATCGGTGGTGGAGTAGATATAGGTGAGTTCATCACAGATAGCTGTCCGATGACTGTCATACCACCCCATGCGTCTACATCACGAGATGATTTTACATGCTCCACTACTCCGTCTACTGGAGAGAGGATCACATCACCGAAGTCATTGTCACCGCCGCCACTGTTTACATCGAGTCCTGCGTGGTAGTAGAGGAAACGTATCTTGTCGAGATGCCTCCAACCGAAATGCGTGACGTTTGGAAGTATTGTCTTTGCTCCTCCGTACTCCACAGGATCAATGTAGATTTTCTCTACTGTTGATCTGAGCTTTCCCTGCGTGTACTCCAACCATGAACCAGGACGATCTCGAAAGATGTCCCAGTGTACGTGTGCTGCTCCTTTGTAAAACCCTCCTGCGTTTCCGATCTCTGCGATTGGCTGTCCCTTCTTTACGATCGTACCCACTGGGTAGTAGTTTTTTGAGGTATGTGCAATGCGATGAAATGGCATATTAGAAGTGTTCTATAGGTTGATTAGGCATTGGAGTCTTGCCAGTATCTACAGATCCTGACTTCTCGAAGGCTCGGTCTACTGTTCGCACAGTGATGAAGCCAGCCATGAGTCCTTCGATGAGCTTCGCTTCTAGCTCTCCGATCCACCCCTTAGCTTCGAGGTATACCATGACGAGGCCGATGACCATCGCCCAGAAACGAGTCGATCCCAAAAATGCAAACTTGTCTGATAGCATAGATTTATATTAAGTATCTTTATTATACCACTATTTACCTACCTTGTCTCGGATAGCCTGTCGCAGTGTGCCATTGAGAGTCTGTAGGAAAGTCTTTGTCTCACGAGTAGCATCAGTATTCTCTTTGATAGAACCGATGAAAGCCTCACGCTCGATGCGGTGAGTATCCATCATTTCCTTTTGATCTTTGTCTTTCCGTAGGATATACCAGAACTGGAAGCCAACAATGACCGCTAGTATCCCGAACTCTGCCAACCTTTCAAAAACTTGTACCTCCATATTTTTATATTATGTGTTCATCTTATAGCGGATGTCTGCATTGAAGTATCGTGTGCCTGTGACGTTTCCTACTGGACGACAATAGATCGTGAGGAAAGCATACTCTGTGAAAAGATGCGGTGTGTCCAGTGTGACAAACGTACCGTGAGTATCATTGATGTTTCCAGTCTTCACAGGTGAAGCACTGTGATCCCAAAAGAAGTCTCGATCAATAACGATGTTCTCCATCTCTGTGTCGTTGTCAAAACCACTATCCCACGCAGCGACATCATCAGGCCTTCGCTCTACGACGACATACTCGACATCTGTGACCTGTGTGTTGTTCACATCTCCGACAATATCGAAGCCAGTGAGTACAGTTCCAGGAGCGACGAGAATACCTCGATGCTCCCATTCGTATACAGGATCATTACCTGTGCCACCACTTTCATTGAATTGAAAGTATGTAGTTCCGTAGTTGTCATCGCCAGAAGTGACCCAACGATTACCAGCGTACAGGTAAAAGCGGCCAGAAATGCGATCTGTGTTCCAGTTCTGCAAAGATCCAGTGACCAACGCTTCAAGCGTATTTATTTGAGCCTGCATCGCCTCTAGTGTTTCGTGTGTTCCCATTACGATAGTGTTACGTTTGTTACAACTGTACCAGCCTGTTTTCGCAGACGTACAGATACACGCCCATCAGCCCACCCACCTGTTTCTGCTTCTGTTCGGAAGCCGATGACTGCACCATTAGGCACAGCTACAGGTGTAGCAAGTTCTTCGTAGATATGTGAGTTGTTGTCCTGACCATCTCCAGCAGCAGTGATTTGCGCCTGTGCGAGAACTAATCCTGCTCCTGCGCCCTGGAAGTCTCGTACTGAGATCGTTGCGTTTTCACCGCCAGATCCACCAGTATCAAAGTGCATACTGATAGCAGTGATTTCCCATCCGTCATCAATCCTGATACCGATGTTTCCTGTAGCACCATTACCGTAACTCCACTGTGTGTTGTTGTTAGATAGTGCGCCACCTTCTTCCGCCCAGATTGTCATGTGTTCATATATCGGCGCTGTTTCGACATTTAATGTTCCTGGAGGCTTATTTTCTATTGCTTCTGCAACTCCACAAGGCAATGCGCCTGATGGCTCTGAAATGGTTGCGCCATTTTCATCAGTCCATTCACCACCGCATTCGTAAGCCTTTATAAGAGTTCCGCTTGTAGATGAAGATGCAGATGCGTAGTCCCAGTTGAGCTCTACTTCACGAACACCGATACCTCTGTTAGGAGCCATGTCAGCAACTGTATTGAAGTCCATGCTATTACCATCAATGAAAACATCTACATCAGTGTTTCCAACTGTAGCTTCAATTACACTTCCATTAAGTACAGCTGCACCACCCACAGCATTGATGCTAGTAGGTACTGGTGATACGTTTACGTGTTCTTCTACGCCAGCTCCTGCGTCTAGGTCATTGAGCCTTACTCTTATATTGGTAGGCTGTGTACCTGCTGTGACTGATACGTTATTTATATCAGTTGCTAGTTGGTTACGCATGACGACACCGTTACCTCCTGTAGGGCCACTAAGTGGCTGTGCTGCACCGAACTCTACTCGTACTGTAGTCGATCCGTCTGTTCTGTCCCAAGCCTTATCAGGGATAGACTCTACAGGCCCTTCGTTGTCGTTGAATCCTAGAGTTAGTGGAACTACTGCAAAATCAATGCTTGCAATGTTCAATGTATCAGATTGGACTACGGTATTTCCTACTGCTGTGACCGTTCCATCTATATTTGCGAGTCCGTTGATGTATGTTGCGACTGCTGTAGCTTGCGCTGCAAGGCTTGCGTCAGCTGTTAAGACTGCGCTATCTGTAGTGTTGTCATCACGAGTAACTGTTACCGTGTAGCCACGCTCCAGAGTCATTTCTCCAGGCATTGTAAATACACGCTCTTCAAGAGGGTATTCGTAGCAGTTTTTACATTCAGTTTCAGAAATGGCTTTTTTAAGATCTTCAATAGACTCACAAGTTGTAGGTCGTGATACTGTTGGGCCGTCTAGCAAGAAAACTCTTGTAGTAGAGGTGAAGCCACCATTTCCATTTGTTCTGTAGCTAAGTGTCGGTGCATTATCAAAACCAAACCTTGAACCTGCTGGGTTATTGCCGTTATGCCATACACCATTGTAAGGAAGAGTTAGCCCGATACCCCCTGGCCCTTGTATGTACTCAATAACAGGGTTGGCATTGAAGAACATTGGCTCACTACTTTGCATACCACCAGCAATTAGTCCCCATCGTGGGCTGTGTATGTTGCCTTTGTAGTCAGAGTCCAGCTCGATAGTAACTTGGTAGTCACCACCGCCTGGTTGGTTTACGAACCCACCATTTGCAGTCATCAAGAATGTGCCACCGTTTTGTAGCCTGGTCACTGAGACAGTTGCAGGGATAGGGCAATTTTCTGGGCCACCAAAGTTTACGTTTTCTACTTGCGTCTCATTAAGCGCAGGATTGAAAACAACATCACTATCTAAAATGATTGTTCCAAGCGGATTAGATGCTACGTAAGATGCTAGTTCCTGATAATCCGTTGATGATTCTAGGTCTAGGACTTTACAGAAATCTACTGACTCACATGTAGCTTCAATTGTAATTGCTGTTACACGAATGTCAGATGATGCACCGCCTCCTACTGGGTTCTCGTCTGTGAATCGGACAATGACATCTTTTGTTGGATAGAAGTCGTGTGTCTCTGTGACTGGTGTTGTACTGTTTGCTTCTAATTGTCCTGACGCAAGTACATCAGTGCCTTGCACAATTTCATAAGAAAAGAATGTATCTTGCCCTGCGTTGCCATTAAAGAAGTGGTCAAAAGATAGTGTGTGTTTTTTACCAATGTTTGTAACTGCGTATGTGCGTTCAGCTACTCCACCATTTGCTCCACCTGCACCAAACAAGAGTTCGCCATTTCCAACTTGTGCGCCTGTTGGGCTAAATGTAAATGTTGATGGTAGAAGTTCATCTGTTTTTGCTTCACAATCGTCACTGCACATATCAGGCAGTGCTACACCTGTGAATAGTTCTCCACAATCTGTAACGCTTCCGTCTATTTCTGTAGTCAAAAGTTTGCAACTTGTAACAAGTGTGTTAGCAGGAAGAATAAGAGGTGCAATCTCACCAAGCTCTGCTGCTCCAGGATTTCCACCTCCAAGGTCAGCTCGCTCAACATCAAACTGAATAGTGATTGTTTCGTCTGCATCGGCGATATATCCCACACCATCATAGTGCCATGTTGCTGGGCCACCAGAGTTTCGCTCTGTTCCTCGTGACTCTCCTTTGAGGCCTGTGACTATAACATTAGAGATACGGTCTGCTGCCTCAGCTGGTGAAGCACCAAATGCTCCGTACACCATGAGTCCATTTAGGTAGTCACCAGCATTAAGGTCAGCTGTGATTGTAAATGTAATCGGCCCCTCAGAAACAGCCCACGCAACACCTGGGTTATTTTGACCATCTACGATTTGTGCTGGGCTTCCTGAGAGGACATTCTGTATATTGTGGTTTACAAATACAGCGTCAATCTCTGTGCCAAGAACAGTAGGATTTTCTACTACTGTTCTATAGCAAGTTACTTGTTTTTTGTTGTCTCTTACTGTTGCTTGTGACATATTAGGCTGTTACTTCGTAGATTACATCGACATCACCATTTGATGTGATGACAATTTGTGAGCTGTTACTGATAGTCTCAATTGTTCCTTGACCCCATGTTCGCGAGATTTGCCTTCCTGTAAGTTGCTGTGTAGCACCTCCGTCAAAACTAATGTCAAATGTTCCTGACTGAGCTGATACTGTGAAGCTCGTCACGTCAGTTGGCAAGGTAAATGATGTACCACTTGGTACAAGCACGCCACCAGCATTTTCAGCTAACGGCAATGTAGCAGCTTGGACTATTTCTAGTAGTCCTGACTCATCTTCTTCTGCACATGCTACAACTGTAAGGTTTGCTTGTGAGAAGTCTACAGGAGCGTTGGTCGCAACGTCTGTATAGATGAGTGCATTGTTTCTGTCTCGTTCTACAAATGCTTCTCGTTTCTCTGGTGCGTCTTGGTAAGACATCTGCCTTATACCAAGCTTGTTAGCACCGTTTGAGAATCCAGCGGTGAAGCTGATAGCTACCTCTGTAACTTCGCCACCATCAAAGTTGATGAAGCCAGACTGTAAGATGAGCGGTGTGCTAGCTGGTAGCTGTTGGAAGGTTGGGTCAATTGCACCAGTGTAGTTCACAAAGTTTCCTTCACCTACAGTAGTAACAAGTCCCATGCCTGTATCTGAGTCACGACCAATTACTTCAATCTGAGTAAGTCTAACTGGTTCATCAAACTTGATCTTGATAGTACCGTTATTCTCAATAGTCTCAGCTCTTAGTGCTGAATCAGTTTGCCAACCACCGTCTTCTTGCATTGTGAACTTGAAGTCATCAAATGAGACGCTTACTGTTTCGCCCTGAATCTCTACTGCATCTTCTGCAAAGAATGCACTGTCTGCTGCACCTGCAATTTCATAACAAACTTTGCCTAGCTGAACATTGTTCTGTGCAATTGCCTCTGCAATCTTGTCTGCAATGTCTTGTTTACACTCTTGTGTGATAGATACTTGTGTAGGCTCATCAACTTCACACTCTACAGATACACCGTTGGTTTCAAAGTTTGTGATTTCAGCTTCTGTGAGCGTAGCTCCGTTGCTGATACCAGTCTTCGTTCCGTCTGGGAATGTAGTGATTGTAGCTTTTACTGCTGGTGCGTAGTCAAAGTCAATTTCTACCAACATGCCTGTAGCACCGATACCAATGTTGATTTGGTCAGTGTCTGGTCGTGAAGCAAAGTTGAGGTTGCCTCGCATACCGTTGTTAGTACCACCTGTGCCGTCAGCGTTGTTAGGGAATGTAGGGTTTGAAGCTAATCCGTGAGCAGAGCTTGGGTTTACGGTGTTGCTCGGAGATTGAACTCCACCTGAGAATGTAAATGTCACTTCTGTAGGTGGCATGTTAGCAGTAACAGGGAAAGTCTGGTCTGATACGTTTCCTGCAATGTTCCAGCCTACGAAACCAGTATTACCGCTTGGGTTCTCGACGATGACTTTGAGGCTATTTACCTGAATGCCAGCATCATCAAATGTAGGGTATGGGTAGCCAATGTCGCTTGCCATTTGACCGAAGTTCAGAACTTGCTCGTTTGAGATAGCACCAGGATATGTGACATCTGCTTCGTTCTGTCCATCAAGATTTGATAGCACAGCGTTCTCACTTAGAGTGTCGCCAGTTTGTGATGGTGTCACAAAGCAAGCTTTCGTTCCCTGTGTTTGTGCAATTTCGTTAGCAATCTTTTCTGCGAGGTCTTGGTTACATGCTTCATCGCATCCTGGCTTTTCTGTGCATGGCACTCGTGTAAGCCCTTCTGGCAGTGCAGGGATAATATCGCCTACTGGATTTTCGAATGTTACTGATCCATCAGCTCGAGTAATTTCACAGTATCGGTCTACACCTTCTGTTACCAGTGTCAGTTGTGGGAATAGTGTAGATGCGCTGTCGAACTCTACTTGGAAATTGTCACTATCTGTATGTGCAATCCAAAATAGTCCTGTAGAGTCAGAGTGGTTAGCTGTAGAGATGATGTATTCACCGTTCACTTGTGCAATACCAGAGACGTCGAAGCTGTATAGCCATATACCAGGAACGAACTCACCGAGAGCAAATCCATCAACAGGATCAGTCATAGGCGCAACTATACCATTAACAAGAATGTCCATAGTCTCAGGTGGCTGGGCGTTTGGGTTGCCATTCTGTATCAATACCCTTAGCAAACTAACATCTGTAGTTTCATTAGGGAATATGAGAATGTCTGTAGTAATTGCCTCACCGCCTACTGGAGTATTACTCGTTCTAGTGTTTACTAGACTTGACTCTATTTCGTGGCACTTTTTGTTTGTAATATCGTTTAGGTTTCGTACATCTACCTCACCCTCGACTGTGACCGCATTGCTACATGGGATTGTTGTTGCGATCGTTGCTGATGCAGCGGTGTCTACAGATCCATCTACATTAAATACAGTGATGAGCTGATCGTATGTCCCACTGGTAGAGTTACAGACAAAATTAACCTCAGCGTCTCGTGGCTGTGGCTGGTCGCAAGAGATGCCACTATCGACATCTGTAGAATTGACAACAACACCGTCTTCGATGAAGTCAGTGATATAGTGCCAGTTTCCATTTGCTCCACAGATTGTGTGAGCCTTCGTCTCGAAGTCTTTTTTATCTATCAGTTGTTGTAGTAAAGCCTCGATCGCCGACCCCCCACCGAACTCGGTGATGACCTGTCCACAATCATCTACTATTTGAAATTGTCCGTACATATATTTAAGTTCGTGGGTTACTTTCTCCTTCGCCTCCTGGCGTTCCTCCGTTACTTGGGTCGTTTGCGTTTTCGTCAGCTCTTGCTTTTGCAGTTTCATCGTCTATCTCTTTCTTGATCCTTTCACTATGAGACTTGATCGAGATGCCTCCAATTTTTATGAGTACCATATATTTGTTGTTAGTCTACGATTAAGAAGCCATAGTTAAGTCCTTCGATCTCGAAAGGCTCGAAGGTGTTGTTTTGGATTGTGACCACATGGCGCAGCATCGGCGACCATGTTTCACCAGGAGCGATCTGTTCGACGTTCATAAAGAGATGAGTCTCGATATGATCGTGACGGCCTCCTGTAGCGCCTGTCGCATCTGTGTATCCTCGGTTCTCCACTGGTAGCCAGTTTGCACCGTCATCTTCTGAGAACTCCAGTGAGATGTCGATAGCGATGTTCTGCTGGTACTCCATTGAGAAGTTCGCACGAGCATCGAGGACGATACACTTCTGCGCACAGTCAGTATTCTTGATTGCGAAGTGTTCTCGATTTCCTAGAGCTATGTCAATCAGCTCTTTCGAGTCGGCCATAATGATACGATCGCCCACGTTGTAGTTGCGAGGGTCGATGATACGAGGCTTTCCTCCGATGAGAGTAGCTGTCTTAGAAGCTCCAGTATACCCTCCAGCACAGATGTCTGTAGGGATCTGGCGTGATACCAGTGTGAGGATCTTTCCTGCCGCAGCATTGGTTGGATCTATCGCTTCTAGCTCTCGACTCTGAATTGCAAGATTGCTCTCACAGTCATTGAAGCCCTTGATCCGAACCTGCTTGATAAGTTCTGCACGAACGGCAGCGAAGAACTCCTCCTGCTTTTTCGCAAAAGGTAGGAGACATTCTTCGACAATCGCTTTGACATCCTCACGTTTGATGAAGTCTGTGCAATTTTCTGCGTCCATTTGTTCTTCGCCTGCCATATATTTGTGTTACTAGAATGTTACGTCAGCACCACTGCGTCCGATACGAATATCTGCGAGCAATAGTTCTGTTGTTTGTGAAGGACTCCATGAAGGATCTCCACCTCCGTAGAACATTGAGATCAAGAAGTGGTCGATACACCATGACTGACCTTGCTTGCGCAGTTCTAGTCCTGATAGAGTCGCTACTTTCTGTCCTCCGATCCACATCTCGATTACACCGTCCGACTGTCCTGGTGTGTTGAGAGCAACGTGCATCACAATGTTGTACCACTGATCTACTTGTGGAGTCACGCCTGTATCTGTGTACTCTCCGAAAGTAGTGCCTGGGAAGTTTGTTGGCATACCATTGTAGTATGCGTAGAGGTTGAAGTTTTGACTTCCGCTTCCTCCACCCCACATGAGCCTTGCTGTGAAGCCTGTGTCGAGATCGTTCTGTGAAGTGATGCCTCCAGTTGGAGTGCTACCACCACCTACACCGTTGAGCTTTCCACCCTTGACAAACTCGAAGCCTGGCAAGAACTTGACTCGGTAGGATACCCACACATCATTGTCTGTGTCACACGGTATGTTCATTTCTGCGTAGATGTCTGATGAGCCAGAAGCGTCAGGGATAAACCGAGCTTGCATTGCACATCCACTATTTGCTTCCGCAGTGTTTACGATTGATACGTTTTCCTGGCCACCTGAAAACTCTGAGCCTTCTGCTGAGAAGTTTGAGAGATTGCTGTTTGTGACCTCTCCGTATGCTTTCGTTCCAAACTTACAAAGATCAATTTCAGTGAGCGCACCTTCTCCGTCGTCTGGTGGCGTTCCTGTATCGCTACAGTCACATGATGTGTAGCCAGAGATGTCAGTGAGGGTTGTGCCGTTTTCAGTGTCTACGTACCGAGTACCGCCGCAGATACTATTGTCATCTGAGTAGCGCTGCTCTTGTTTCTGGTACTCTCGACACTCTCCTGTGCCTGCTCCAGTCTGGTATGAGTCAAACGCTGGATCACATACTGAGAAGTTCTCACTATCTGTCTGACTCTCGTATTGATCCCAAGGAGTATTACCCTGTGAACCCACAGAGATATTTCCGTTGTTTGGATCAGGATACCAGTGAAATGAGTAGATAAGGTTTTGATCGTTTCCACCAACTTCATTGATCCAAGGCCCATCAGCATGATTGGCAAGTACGTCCTGTAGTCCAGCCCAAGGGAATGTCTCGATAATGATGACACCTGTGTAGCCAGAAGCTCGAAGTGCGTCGTATGCGCTTTGTGATACGACTTTCCACTCTCCTGCGTTGTTGAGGAGTCGTGGCTCGTTCATGATGTCGATACCAGCCCATGCGCTGTGTCCGCTCCACTCATTTACTACTGCGATGAGGAAAGCATTGTACTCAGCTTGAATATCATCAATCAGAGCAGCTTGACCATTTGGCTGTGCGTATCCTCCGTAGTTGTGAATGTCAATAAATACTTTCATGCTTGATCCCTTGACTGTATTCGCATTTTCTACGTTGTCGTAGATTGTGTCGATCAGTCCTTTGTATCCTGCCTCGAAGTTTACAGTCGTACCATCAGTGATGTCACTTTCGAGTCGCTCCCATCGGATAGGAAGTCGGACTACGTTCACGCCCTTGTCGATCATGTCCTCAGCGATTGCCTGAGTCATGATGTTGTCAGCGATTGCTCCGAAGCCGTTTGGATAAGGATTTGCTGAGTTCGTTCCACCATTTG